GGCAAGTCCACGGTGACGGCCTACGGCAAGTCCACGGTGAGGGCCTACGGCAAGTCCACGGTGAGGGCCTACGGCAAGTCCACGGTGAGGGCCTACGGCAAGTCCACGGTGACGGCCTGCGGCGAGTCCACGGTGACGGCCGGGAGCCACACTGCGGTGCACCTGCATTCTGGGTTCGCCCGAATCGAAGGTGGAGTGCTGATCGACCACACGACCGTGGACGAATCTGTTCCATCCGTGTGGGCTGCTTATCACGGTGCCCAGATCACGGGCGACACCATCACCGTCTACAAAGCGGTTCGTGCTGACCTGAAATCCGCGCACGGCGCCCTTTATGAGATCGGCTCTGAAGTGTCCTGCGACGACTGGCGGGACACCGACGAATGCGGCAACGGATTGCATTTCTCTCCGTCTCCGGCTCAAGCGTCGGACTACGACTCGCAGGCCACCCGGTGGTTGGAATGCACAGTCGCGCTGTCTGATCTGCGCCCGTTGACTGGTGGTGGTGCCGCGAAAGCGAAAGCCCCGCGAGCGATGGTGATCCGCGAAGTGGATATCGCGGGTCGGCCGTTGGCTGGCACTGGCTCCTCTTCCGGTGTGGAGGCGACACGATGAGCGACCCGTCCCGTTCCGAACTAGCCGATGTGGTGCTCTCCGTCATGGCGATCGCCCACACCGAAGGCGTTGACCTAGACGCCGCGCTGGCCGACAAGTGGGCCCGGGTGCAAGCCAAGTACGCCGCGCACCCGGGAACAGGTGAACGGTAATGGCCAAGGTAACCGTGGAATTGCCCGAACCCGACGACTACGTAACCGACGACGGGGCAAATGCGCCTGAGTGGAATGACTTGGCGCTGGTCGGGGAGTTCGTGGGCGCGCGGATATGCGGCCAAGTCGGGAACCGATCAAGAGGAGAAAAGCGATGAGTACTACACGAGCGACGGCATCGGTTACCAGCCTGCTCGCTATTGCATTTACCGTACTGAAACTGACCCATGTGATCAACTGGTCATGGCTTTGGGTACTGGCACCTGTCTGGATTCCGCTATCCCTGATTGCGCCCGTTCTGATTGCGGTGCTCATCTTTGCGAGGAGGTAATCAGCAATGAGTAGGAACACCGATAAAGACGTAGAGGTGGACTGCCTTACTAGTGGCTGCCCGGTCTGCGGGAGTCACGGGAACCACACTCACACGGAGGATGAGTGGTATGGCCGATGAGTAGGGCTAGGCATGCTCTGCCGAGGAACTATTATGCGCCGACACCGCATCCGGTATGGCGGAACATGGGGTTGTGGGGCGGCACTTTGGGGCCGCTTGTAGTGATGGCAGCGTGCGGGGCTTTGGCGGTGGCTGTTCCAGTAGCCGTGGATGTGACGCAGCACGTCCTGCCAAAGCTTGCGTCACCGCCGTCCGTGCTCACTCCGCCGCAGTCTGTTCCCACGCCGGCACTGTTGGCCGATCCGGTTTTCCGGATACCGACCGTCAAGGATGTTTCTCTCGATGTACCGGCGATGAAGGTGTCCGGCGAAAGTCGAACTCCCTCACGGGACACAGCTGACTCGTCGGTGAAGTCACACAGCTCGCAAGGGTCGGAGGAGTATGTGGGACGGCATCGCGCGTCGGAGAAACCCGGCGGACGGGAACACGCAGGAGGCAGTAACGAGGAAAGGACCGATCGCGGACATGGCCATCAATCGGACGGTGAAGGCCGACACGCAGGCTCAGGACATGGCAGCCATCAGGGGGGCCACGACAACGGGCATGGCGACGGAGGCCACAGCGGGCACGGAGGGGGACATGGCCACTCCCACTAGACACAGCGGCCCCGAACAGGAAATCCGACTGCTGCGGCTCGACCTGATGTACCTCCGCGAGTCGCACCAGGCCAGGTTGAACGAAGTCCACTTCTTGAAAGTCCTCAACGCCCAACTACTGGCTTCTTTGAATAAAACCCAGGTTGTGTGCGACTCGTGGCGCGAGCTGGCGCTGGAGCGGGCTCCGGCGGAAGAAGAGGTGTCCTGATGCAAACCTTGGAAGAGTTCAGGGCTCGTCACGTTATGTTGGAGGATTCGTGAGAGTGTGCAAACTCCCCTCCTGCCAAACCGTGCTGGTGCGCAAAGCCCAGGAAGACGCCGGCAGCTTCCAAGCTCGCGCCTACTGCAGCCAGAGGTGTTTCCGCGCGCACCACGCAAGCACAGTCAACAAAGAAAAACGGGAACGGGCGTTGACACGGCTGGCGGAAGCTCATGTGGACGAGTTTTTGCGCTACATGAGAGACGAGTCGGATGAGGAGGCGACGACGCGATGAGGTGTCAACACGATCTACCGAAGCCTGACGGTACGGGCATCGACGGCTCCACATGGTGGCGTCTCAGCTCGGGAGAGCACGTCTATGTCATCGGTAATATGATCTACTCGCCGATTGGCGAGGAAGATTCCGCCTCATGTGAGTGGGACGCCCTCGTGCGCCTTGCCGCCGTGGCATCGATATCTGACCGGGTGGCATAAAGACCATAAGCCCACGCGGACAGTCCCGTCCGCGTGCCTCAAGAGGGTCTATGACCCAGCAAAAAGAGAAGGAAGATAGAAATGTCACTCAAGAAGGCGGTACGGCTCGGCGGGAGCTTCCTGGATCTGAAGGAGGCCGCGACTGACGGACCATTCCTGGCGGTGTTCCGAGTCGTGGAGTTCCACGAGGTCGAGAAGGCGACCGGCTTCGACGGTTACACACTGCCGGTTACGGCCGATGTCGTGTTCTGCTCCGGTCCCCGCAAGGGTGAGGTGCACCTCAACGAGCGGTTCATCGGCGCGATCACGGCGATCTTGCGTGGAGTGAAGAACCCGCACAAAGAGAAGGGCGAGAAGCCGCAGGAGCCGGAGAACTTGGTGGGTGACGAGATCGTGGCCCGCGTCGAAGTGATCAACCCGGGCAAGAACAACGCGGCGGCGGTGGGCAACACGCCCAGCGACGTGGAGATGCAGTCCGTAGAGGAGTTCTACGGCAACGGCTCGGTGTGGAACGTGGCGCCAGTTAACGGCGGTCCAGTACCGGCGCAGGCGGGTACTGGCGGTTCTCGTCCCTGGTGACCGAAATTGACACGGCGGTCCAGTACCGGACCGCCGTGTCATCACTTCCAACCCACGAAGGTTACCGCGATGGCACTGACCAAGGGCATCACCCGCACAAAAGTCGAACTCGACGAATTCCCGGAGGTCCCGGACTCGATCCCGCGTGACCGCTGGGACCGCCCCCTAATCACCCCGCCAGACGGCGGAAAGCCGACCGCCTACACTCGGGCCAGCACCCTAGGTAAGGCGATCGAAGACACCTATCACTTGTCGAAGTGGCAACAGCGCAGCGTCGCATTTGGCCTGTCTCGACGTCCAGACCTGGTTGCCTTGGTCTCCTCGATTCGTACCAACGAGGACGAGGACCGAGGCCCTCTCGATGAACTGTGCGAGAAGGCTCACGAAGCAGCTAAAGGGGACAAGGGCGCGAACATCGGTACCGCGCTGCACAGGCTCTCCGAACGCCGCGATGTCGACGACGACCTGTCCTATCTGACTCCTGACCTGCTAGCGGCGATGGACGCCTACGCCGAACAGATGCGTCCGTTCAAAGTGTTGGCCTCAGAAACGTTCGTGGTATGCGACCCGCTGTGCACCGCCGGCAGCTTCGACCGGGTGGTTGAACTATTGGTCGACCTGGAGTTTCACCACGCAACGAAGGGTCGGATCGTGCTGCCGGCCGGCACTGTGCTCGTGCTGGACCTGAAGACGGGCAAGATCAGCTCGGGCAAGTACTGGGGCGCGACCTATGGCGTGCAGCAGACCGTCTACGCCTGCGGTGAGCCATACGACCTCGGCATCGGGCGCAAGTCCTGGGAAGAGCTGCTCGGCGAAGGGCTACGGCCTTCGACCGACTGGGCACTGATTCTGCACGTGCCCTCGGATTCGCCGCAGGACGCCGGCCTGGTTGTGGTTGACCTGGAAGCCGGCGCAATCATGGCGGACCTGTGTTTGGAGATCAGGCAGGCCCGCAAGAACAAGGGTCTGATGAGCGAAGCATATCCGGTGGTGCCACCGATATCTGTAAGTGATCCGCCGGATGACGAAGGCGCTGGTGAACTCCTAGTGCTGATAGCACGTGCCGCACACGAAGCCGAACTTGAGGCCCTCTGGGTGGATTACCGGGCACTTTGGACAAAACAGCACACGGAGGCCACGAAAACGCGGCTGGCCGAACTGACAAGACCTCTACTTGCGCCGGATCGAGTCCGGCTCGCTGGCCTGATGGGCGACATTCGCCGTGCACCGAACGAGGTCGCACTCACCGCACTCTGGGAGGCGAATCGGGGCCTATGGAACGAGGACACGACAAGAATGGCGAAGGCTCGGATCAAAGAGTTCAGTGCGGCGGTGAGATCGTGATGGCCCAGCTCCCCCCTGACGGTGACTGGCTCGTTCAACAGGACGGCGGTGTTGTTAGGATCTTTCACCGTCACACGGAGGAGGAATTGCTCCGGTTCGACCCCTCCAACATTAAAGCCTCGGCCCGCGCCCAGACTGTAATTCACGGACTGACCCAGCTTGATGCCGAACAGAAAGCATTCGCACATTTCTGGTCCGGTTATTTCTATGCGCATGCGAGGTCGTCATGATCCGCACACTCCGCCCTTGGCAGCGCGAGGCTGTTGACGCGGTGCGCGCGGAGTGGGACTCCGGCGTGACCCGGACCGCTGTCGTGGCGGCCACCGGGCTCGGAAAGTCCTCGGTGGTCGGGAAGCTCGCGGTCGACGAAGTGCACGCGGGTGGCCGAGCATTGCTGCTCGCGCACCGTGAAGAGCTCCTGACACAGCTCACCGACACCTGCCGCCAGTTCGACCCGGAGATACCCGTAGGCCGGGTCCAAAGCTCCCAGAACCAGACGCGCCGACCGATCACCGTGGCGTCGGTGGCGACGCTACGTAGCGAGAAGCGCCAGGGCCGAATGCCACGCCCGTCTCTGGTCGTGGTCGATGAGTGCCATAGGGCGGTTTCGCCCAGCCACCTGAAAATCCTTGCCTGGGCCGGCAGCTTCGACGGCACCCGCACACTGGGCGTGACGGCCACGATGGTGCGGGGCGACAAAAAAGGGCTTGGGGACTGTTGGCAGACAGTCGCGCTGACCCGTGACATCCGGTTCGGGATCGACGAGGGCCTACTGGTCAAACCCCGAGGTCGGGTCGTCGTCACCGAGCACATGGATCTGGAAAACGCCAAGCTCAGTCGGGGTGACTACCAGGACGGCGACCTGGGCGAGATGGTTGCGCAGGACGCTCCGGAGATCGTCAAGGCGTGGATCGCACACGCCTCTGAGCGGATCACCATCGCGTTCGCGCCAACGGTTGCCAGCGCACAAGAACTGGGCGATGCCTTCCTTGCTCAAGGTGTCCCGGCCGAGGTGGTCACCGGGACCACGCCGACCAAGGAACGCGAGGCGATGTACGCCCGGCTCGCGGCCGGCACGACCCGCGTCCTGGTGAATGTGTTCGTACTAGTCGAAGGCTGGGATTCGCCCCCCGTCTCCTGCGTGCTGATGGCCCGACCCACTCGCTCACCTGGTGTTTACATCCAGGCAATCGGCCGGGGGCTGCGCCCGTCGCCGGGTAAGACCAACTGCCTGGTGCTCGACGTGGTGGGCGTCAGCCGTCACCAAAAGCTCGTCACACTGGTGGACCTACACCCGACCGCCGAGTACAACACCGATGAGCTGGACGCGCTGCCGTGCCCGGAATGCGGCGGTTGCCCGCGTGGGCAACCGCTCACCGACTCTTCGCCGTTCCAGTGCATATGCGAGACCGAGAACACCGGAATCGAGCGCGACCCCGACGGCGGCCGAATCAAGCTGATTGGTCCCGCTCAATATGCGGACATCGATATGTTCGCCACCTCGGCGCTGAACTGGCTGTTCACCCACGGTGGCATACGGTTCCTGCCGGCCGGCGACCGGATGGCGCTGCTCTGGCCTGAGGGCGAGCAGTACCTGGCCGGACATTGCACGGTGCGCGGCTACAGCGAGGGCCTCTACGTCGGGCGCGACGGACAGTGGCTCAGCTCGCCCATGGCGCTCGGCCCGGCGCGTGAACTGGCCGAGTCCTGGGCGCTGGCCTACGACCCGACCGTGTCGTCGCGCTCGGCCAGTTGGCGCAAGCGCGGTGGCGCGCCTTCGGAGGCACAAGTCACCATGGCGCGCCGCTGCGGCATCGCCGACCCGGCGGCCATGAACAAGAGCAGGCTCTCTGACGAAATCTCGATCGCCCTGGCCTCTCGGGTAGTGGACCGATGAACCGCAACGGAGCGCGTTGGATCTGCGTGGCAGACGGCTGCGATCACATGCTGACCTCGTACAGGGTGCACGCGGCTAAGGCAACAATCGGCGTGTACCGCCATGCCGGACGCGGACTGTGCACGCCGTGCTGGAATCGGGCCGACGCCGATGGCACCTTGATCGACTACAGCCGGACCACCTACACCCGCGACGAAGTTCTGGACGAGTGGGTCGAGCTGCGCGGGCAAGGTGTAACCCGCCGTGAACTGGCCGAGCGACTCGGGATGACCTGGGCCGCGTTCGAGCGCATGTGGTTGCGCGCTCGGGCAGTCGGCGACCCCCGGGCACATGGCGGCGACTCCCGAGTCGGCAATCCACGCAGGTGGGCGGCATGACGCACATCTGCGTGGATTGCCTGGCGCTGCCGGAGCGTCCGGTCGAGCTATCGCTCGGCGAAGAGGTGCTCTACGGCCCCGAATTTCGCCCGGCCAGGCCGCGTCCGGCCCCGCACGGCGGTCCACGCTCGCGGCGTTGCACGACGCACCAGCGCGCGCACCGTAACGCTCAGAGGCTGCACGCGGCCGTCGTCCGGGTAACCCGAGTCTATCGCCTGTCCGCCAAAGAACAGGCCGAGCTATGGGCCTTCCAGGGCGAGCGATGTCCATGCGGACGCAAACCCACCCGACGGCCAGACACCGACCACGACCACGCCTGCTGCCCCGGCCCAACGTCGTGCGGCGCCTGTGTGCGGGGTATGTGCTGCCGGGCTTGCAACAAGGACGTCCTCGGCCGCTACAGCGCCACGCAGCTGCGCGCGCTGGCCGACTACCTGGACAACCCACCGGCGGCGCGGATGCGCGCCGCCCGACTCAAGGAGACCGGATGACCGACCCGGACATCCCAGCAGGCACCAGATCACTGCTGCGTCAACTTGAGGGCTGGTCCACGCAGGTTCGGCACGCCACTGGACACTGCCAGTTCAACGCACTGTCTGAGGACACCAACGGCGAGGGCAGGCGTCACCGGGTCAGCGTCATCGAAGCGGTGGACTCGGTGTTGGTCCGTGCGCGGCACGTGGATGGCCGCGCGCTGGTGGCGCTGTGGATGCGTCGGGCCACGCGCAAGGGCTGGACACTCGACCTGGCGTGGCGAGCTCGGCACAGCGATGATCTCGCCCCCCAACAGATCACCGCTCGACAGTTGACCGCCTACGTCACCGCGCCGGACGTGCGCAGTGCCCTGGTGGCGCTTGAGGCGCCGCGTAGAAGCGCGGCATGACCATGCTGCCTCCCGACGCCTGGGTGCCGGTCCCATTGCGATGGCGGCACGTCATGCCCTCAGACGTGTTCGTGGACCGCAACGGTGAGCTCTGGCATGTGACGGGCATCGGGGCGCATGGCGCCGAGTTCCGCGTTGACGCCATCCGCAGCTTCACACCGTTCACGGTGATGGTCGACCCCGACGACGTGATTCCTGTGCTCGTACCGGTCTCCGAACGCGACGCCGTGGAACTGACCCGCGAGCAACTGGGCACCCGACTCATCGAGCGCCGCACCACTTCGCTCCCCAGCGAGACGAAATGAGCGTGGCCATGCCTGAACCTGAATCGTCCAGCCTGGACGCTGCACGAACTTTTGCGGCGCGTGGCTGGCGTCCGTTCCCCGTCGAGTACACCGGCAAGCGCCCGGCGGTGGGGATTAAGTGGGGTACCGCGACAGCCTCAGCGCCCACCGACGCCACGCTGCGGCTCTGGTTTGGCCGTGACCCGGTAAATGTGGGCATAGCGGCGCGTGGGTCCGGGCTGGTGTTCCTAGACGATGACACGGGCACTGGGGACGCAATGGAGCGCCTCTGCGACGCCTACGGCCAGGAAGTCCCCAAAACCTACCGGGTACGCACAGCGAAGGGCTGGCACTGGTACTTCCGCGCCACGCCCGGAGTTGAGATCGGTAACGCTGGTCAAGGGTCTTACCTCAAGGACGAGTTCGGTTTCGATGTGCGCGGCAACCGTGGTGGCCAACAGGACGCCGGGGGCTACGTGGTGGCGGCGAGCTCAGTACACGCATCCGGGCTGATCTATACCGCTGAGTCTCCTGACGCCGAGGCCGCGCCACTGCCGGACTGGCTACTTGAAGTACTCGAAGCTAACGACGCGGCTATCTCCGCAGCCACGCTCACCGCCAGTGGTGAGCCGAACCCAGATCGGCGCTACACCGTCGAACAGGCCGAGGGTTGGGTACAAAAGCACGCCCTAGATAAATTACGCAAGGCAACTGATGGGGGTCGAAACAACGCACTAAACACGGCGGCCGTCGTCGTAGGTCACTTCGTGCCGGAGTTCTGGTCTGAGAAGTCTGCCACCGAGGCACTCGCGGAGGAGGCCGATCGCCTCGGCCTGGACCCCCGCGAGATCGGTCCAACGATCCGCTCAGGGCTGCGTAAAGGTATGAGTCAGCCGTACATGAAGGTGGACTCTGCGGTTCCTTTCTCGTCCGCGTCCGAAAACTCCCGCGAGGATGAGTCGGACGCGTTCGAGACCGAGGTCGAGCGCAAGTTGCGCGACCTTCGCGTCACTGAAGAAGCCCGGCGACGGTTGTCCCGAGAGCGTCGGGCGACCCGTCCATCCATCGCCGGTGGTGTGATGGATGATCTCGACTCGATTCCGGAGCCGGCGATGCTGCTCGGGTCGTTGATCCCCGAACAGGCTGTAGGTTTCCTGGCAGGGCGCAGTGGGGCCTATAAGAGTTTCCTGGCCGCCGCATGGGCTTGCTGTATCGCCACTGGACGTCCGTGGCTGGGTCGACCCATGTTCGCGGTGTCCGCGCCACGCAAAGTGCTCTATGTGGCCGCTGAGGGCGCCGCTGGAGCCGCTGGGCGAGTCAGGGCCTGGGAGGCTGACACCGGTACCTCTCGACGCGGCAAACTGCTGCTCTACCCGCGCCCGATCCACCTCAATGACCCGGCCCAGGTTGAGGAACTAGTCGCGTACGTCGTTGAACACGGTATTGGATTCTTAGTAATCGATACCTATCACCGGTCCGCCCCTGGAACTGAGGAAAACAGCGCTACCGAGTTCGGGTTGATCTTCGAGACGGCAGCGGGTCTGCGCGACGAACACGACTGTTCAAGCCTGTTCATTGACCACACCGGCGGCCAGAAGAACGGCAACCCACGAGGTTCCTCCGCCAAGCGGGACGACGCGGATTACGTACTGAGCGCGACCTACCCTGGAGAAGAAGCAATTCCTAGCGCCCAACGCGAGCTGTTTGTAACGAAGCTCAAGGACACCGATACCACTGGCCGGTGGGGCATCCGGCTTTTTCCAGTCGAAGGCCAGACCTTTCCTGTAGTCAAGATCGGAATGGTGGAAGGAGCGGATGCGCTGGCCATGCTTGGCGACTGGTGGCTCGTGGAGAACTGCCCAGAGATTCCAGCGACGGTTGGCGAGGCCATCGACAAGGCGGCGTCCGATCGCAAGGGCGCCGGCCGGGAGGGTGCTCGCTGGACCTGGCGGCTGCTCACTGCGATCGGAGATCAAGAGACGGGCCTGAGCGGTGCCGAGATCAAACGGATGCTGCAGGCATCCCCGCCCGGCGAGAAGTTCTCCGAGGAGCAAGTGAGGCGGGGGATCGCGGTACTCAAAAAGGCCGGGTGCGCCTACCAGGACGGGGCTCGAATCTTGCTCGAAGACCAGCCATGCTGAAGATCAAATACAAGATCGTCGATCAAGCTCTGACCTGCTGGAACCCACGAGCATAACGCTCTGACCTGCTGGAACCCACGAGCAAGATCATTAGAAGATCGAGAACCCAAAGCCGGAACCCGGCGAAACCCTGCGAGAACCACGCTCTGACCGGCAAGAACCCGACAGAACCCGACTGGAACCCGATCATGGAACCCTAGAACCCCGCTTTCCAGGCCCTTTAGGGCCTGGAGCGGGTTCTGGTTCTGGGGTTTCAGCAACCAACATCAACAATCAGAGGAGCTTTGACGATCATGGACATGCCAGAGGTGGACATGCTCCACACGGACCTCGACCCCGACGAAGCCGCGAGAGCTACCCGCGCTGTCCTACGCCGATACGCGACGGGACAGCTGTCGGGCCTGGACGCCGCGATGGTGCTCGGCATGCTCGGGCTGGCCGACAACACCCACGCCTACATCGCGCACGACATGCTCCGGCCACCCACAGACAGGCTGTGCCCGCAAGGGCAGCATCCGATGACACCTGACAACGCGTATGTCCGGCCTGATACCAAACGGCCGGTGTGCCGGGCGTGTATCCGTAAGCGCCAACGGGCGAACCGGGCAGGGAGAGCGGCGTGATGTTTCTATTGACCTCAGCTGTACTGCAATTAGCTGAAGAGAGGAAATCATGAGTCGGCCAGAGGCAGTCACGGGGATAGTCCCCGCCCTATGCGTTACAGCGGTTATCATCGTGTCCTTGTGGGTGTGCAGGTGAAGCGCGCGTTCTGGGCCGGCATCGGTGTACTCACCGGTACCGCCTCAACGATCTTGTGGCTGCGTCACCGGTACCTACAAATCGACCACCCGTTGACCCAGCCGAAACCGGGCTTGTGGTTCCGGTGCGAGGACTGTGGTGGCACCACCCCGTACATGCATCCGTCGCAGTTGCGCGCGGCGGAGGCGTTGCACCGCGAGTTTCAATGCGACACGGAGCGTGTGTGGTGAGCAACGACGAAGGAGACGCTGTGACGTTTGACGACCCATTCGCGGACTGCACGCTGCCGGGACGGTACGACGACGGCCGCAAGTTCAAGGTCGAGCCGAGTCACAACTACGAGGTGGCCGTCCGTATCGGAAATCAAGGGCCGATCTGGCTAGACGGTGTGGACTTGTTGCGCTTGGTCTCCCACGTGGTGCTGGATATGCTCTATGGACCTTCACCGACCGAGGACGACCGGCGGGGTGCTGAATTGGCCCGACTAAAAGCCATTGAGCGGCTCGACGGCGTGGAGTCCGACGCGCCCTTGACCGAGGAACGGGTGCGTGAGATTGCGCTTGCGCATGAGGCTAGTGCGTATAGGGCGATCCACGAGCTTGGCCGGCGTGTAGCCAAGCTGGAGTACGCGCACACCCGACGGAACATGGAGGAAGAGAACGCATGAGTGTGGTTGACTTACTGTTCATTGTTGCACTAGTCATTTTTGTACTCGCACTTCTGGCCGCAATCCAATACATGTTGCTGTACACGTACTGGTCGAAGCGCACAGCGGCGGTCAACGCCAGGGTGCGCGGGGATGAGGGCGCCGAGCGGAAGCATCTACGGCGCGCGTTCCGGGCGAGGTGGTGGGCGTGGCCGACCCGGGCGATTGAACCTGCCGAGCGAGCCCACGACCGGATGCTGCGCACGGAGAAGAGGAACGCATGAGCGGCGGGAGCTACGAGTACCTGTTCGCAAAAGACATTGACGATCTGCTTCACAACCCCGAGCTGCGCAACATGGCTGACCGGCTCGCGGGTCTTGGCTACGCGCGGGACGCCGCCGCCGAGACGGAAGAGCTAATCCTGTTGCTTCGCCAGTTCCAGGTGCGCGTAGAGGTTCGGGTGAAACGCCTCGCCGATGTTTGGAAAGCCGTCGAGTGGTGGGACTCGCGTGACTCCGGCGAGGACGCTGTGAAGGAAGCTCTGAAGAAGTACCGAGGGGACTGATCGTGTGCCGTCCCGGCACCTAAGCCGGGAGCGCGGGACGGCCCACCCACCAACCGGGAAGCCTCGGGGAAACCTCCGGTCACTACGGACTGTAATGACCACGGAGGTAGCGTTGACGACAACCCCGATCTGTTGTGCGCCACGGTGCAACCACCCGTCGCCCAACGGCTACTTGTGCACCACCTGCGTCGTCACACTTCAGCGTGACCTCGAAGCAGTTCCCGACCTGCTGCAAGACCTCGACATCACCATCTCCAAACAGGACCGGCTCTTCGATCACAGCGGGCGGAAAACGGATGATCACCCGCTGCCGTTGAAGCTCGGGCCGATGGAAGCCAAACGCGACCTGTACCAAACGCTGAGGACATGGGCGCGGCACATCACCAACCAGCGGGGCGAACCGGCGTGGTGGCGAAGCGATGACACAACCGCGTATCACTACGCTGAGTTTCTTCTTGACTGCCTGCGTCAAATCCAACGTGACGAGGGAGCTGGCGACCTAGCCGACGAGATCGGGTACGCCGTCATCCAGGCTCAGCGGGCCGTGGACAAGCCAATGCAGCTGCAGTATGTCGGTCCCTGCGATGAGTGCGGTGCGGACCTGTACGCGCATCCCAGGGCCGACACGGTGGCCTGCCGCAACTGTGAGTGCGAGCCGTACAACGTGCAGCAACGCCGCAAATGGCTGCTTGATCAGGTGGAAGGCCAGATGTTGACGGCAACCGAGATGTCGCGGGCGTTGCCCGGTTTGTTACAGAAACCGCTCACCGCCGGCACGGTGCGCGGATGGGCGCGGCACGGGAAGCTCACCGCGTATCCGCCATTGCCGCACCGACCTCGTGACCCTGTGTACTCGGTTGGTGACGTATTGACGATTCTGTTTGAGATGCCGACCGAGGAAGGGTGAGTTGCGCACTGGCGAGTCTGCGCGCTACCTTGTGTCAGCCTGGACTTTCTGTCCCCCTTCGGTGACTGCGGTTCATGAGCATGGGGAGCGCCACCTAGGGCGGGGCAGGATCGCGCCGCCCTAGGTGTGCAAGCCACAACGGGGGCCTTTCCTTTAGTGCTATTCTGGTCTCCTAGGCCCCCCGCCTTACCAAACAGGAGATCAGAATGGCGCAGAAGGTACAGGTCGAACTCATTGACGACCTCGACGGTGAGAGTCCAGCTCAGGAAACCGTCTGGTTCGGCCTGGACGGCAAAGAGTACGAGATCGATCTGACCGACAAGCATGCTCTCGCGCTGCGGGAAAATCTTGAGGACTACATCACCGCTGGCCGACGCGCCGGCAGTCGCAGCAAAACTGCGTTGGTGAAGGCCACCAACCGCAACGATCCGGAACGCGTCCAGGCGGTCCGCGAATGGGCCAAGGCCCACGGACTCCAGGTCGCCGACCGGGGCCGTGTCCCCGCGAATGTGTGGCAGGCATTCCAGCAGGCCAGCTGACTCCGGTCGACGCGTGAACGGCCCTGTTCTCACGACCAGGGCCGTTTCCATTCGCTGCCGCCTTCCAACTTCCCGGGAGCGGACATGGAGTTCGTGCTCGACCTAGGCCCACACGAACAGACCCGGCTCGCCGCTGTCCTTAACGCGTGTGATGGCCTGTATGACCCGTTGGAGCTTCTCGCGGGGGAGCAGGCAGCCACCAGGCTTCTCTACTCGCAGCTGGACGCTGAGCAGTCCGCAACGCTGGCCATGTTGCAGGCCACGGGAGTAATTCCCCCACTCAGCCTGGCGTCATGAGGGACAGCGCGGCGCAGCCTGGTTGCCGGGTGTGGACGAGCTGCCCGCAGTGCGGCATCAACGACCCGCACGGCGCCTACATGATCGGCTACGACATCGGTGATGTGTGGTGCCAGTGCACCGTGTGTTTCCACCGGTTCTGGCGGGCAACCGGGTTCGGTGTCGGCGGCGCGCCCGACGTTGAACTGTGGTGGCCAGCCGCCTAGCTCAGGTGAACCGACATTAGCCCTCGTCCCTCCAGCGGCCGGTTTCCATTTCGGTGCTGGTGTCTGTCGTGTCGTAGTGCTCGTGTAGAGCACGGTGAGCGGCTCGTTGACACCGGCCGGTGCAGTACTTGCGTTGCACAGCCGAGCCGGGTGGGAGCGGTTTCTCGCATCCCACCCTGGCGCATGTCCGTTGCTCTGTCACGCTACCTCCCTATTGTGTGGCAGGCCAGTGACTATGGTCATGACTACTGGGCCTTAATCCACTCCTGTGCGTCACCCTTTGTGTCGAAGTATTTGATGTCCTTGCCATTTTCGGCAACAAGCCACACAACAGGGTGCGTGATACGCGACCTGCCAAGTTTTCCGTCACGAATCCAGGTAACACGCTCGCGGGTAATCGTGTATGTCGGGGCGGCGGTTTCGCTCTGCGTCGTCTGCGTCATAAGAAGTACTCTACCAGCACTTTGTCTGACTTCTCAAGCCCTAGACCATGATTCTTTGGACGGTGCACCATGCTGTGCCTGCCATCCCCCCGCAAAGTCCTCGCATTCGTCGGCGTCATCGCCTGTGCCGGGCTCGTAGCCGCCTCACCGGCGCTCGCCTCGTCGCACCACAGACATCACCACCACGGCTCAAGTTCATCCCAATCCTCCGAGACGTCGACAGATGCCAACGGAGCTGCGAGTGGTGATAGCACAGACGCCGGGGACGCGGGAGCACCCGTCACCGGCGGAACCATCCCCACTGGTACAGCGCAAACCATCACGGCTGATATAACGGGCTTCTCCTTCCAAGACAACACACCGCCATCATCCGCTACTGTGTGTTGCAGCGTGCTCCACAAGGTCGCGGGCGGCCAAGGCACGTACGCCGACCCGATCACCACAGCGGTACCCGGCCACTCCGGCTCCGGAATGGAGACGGCAAAAGGTACACGCATCTATGTGGCCAAGGTGAAGCGCTACTTCATTGTGGAGGATTCCGGCGCCACAAAGATGTCCGGGAAGCATTTCGACTTGTGGGTGGGGGGACAAGGATTCTCCAAATCCTCCTCCGACAAATGCATGAACTCCTACACGGGTAAAGCGACTGTCATTCTGAATCCGCCTGCCGGTGAGCCTGTGACGGTTGGGCCGCTGACCGGCTCGAACGGCTGTCGCATCTGAGCGGAGGTCGTGCGTGTCCAGAACCACCGACCCCCAGTTCGCCATGAAATGCAACCTCGGCAACGAGTACTACGCGGTCGACAGCCTGGAGTCCGTTGACGCGGTGATCCGCATGCTGTCGAAACGCATAGCCGCGATCCCCACCGGTAGCCACGTCGACTACGTGGCTAGCTACCGCATAGACATTGACCGACTTTTAGACCGCAGAGCGTGGCTCATGCTAGTCGCGGAAACGGGAGGAACACTCGATGGCGCTGTTTGCTAGCCCAACCCCCACCAAGCGCTACGGCCGGCTGCCGCAGGACACCTCAAAGCCGCGTGTGCACCTGCGCGCGTCGGGTGCCGCTCTGTCGCCGCCTGTGGCAGTGGACTGGTACTCGCAGGTTCCCGCCGCCAGTTGGGGGATGCTAGCCAACGGCCCCGACAACTCCATCGCACCCGGCTACGAAGGCTGCGGCGACTGCACCGTTGCCAGCGCGGCGCACATGGTCGACCAGGTCGCTTGGTACGCACTCAACGCACCCGCCCCGGTCACGTCAAAGCAAACCCTCGCCGCGTATGAGGCGATCACCGGTTACAACCCCACCACCGGCGCAAACGACACCGGATGCGAGCTGCGGCAGGTACTGCAGTGGTGGGTCAAGAACGGGTTGGCCGGGTACAAGCCGGCCGCGTACGCGCAGATCGACATCGCCAACCTGGACCTGGTCAAGACCAGCATCAGCTACTTCGGTGCCGTCTACGCCGCGCTCGAAGTGCCGGCCGCGTTTGAAACGCAGTTCGATGCTGGCCAGCCGTGGAATGTCCCGACCGGGCGATCGGGTCGGCAGATCGTGGGCGGTCACGCGATCCCGCTGATCGGCTACGACGCCACCTACATCTATGTGCTCACCTGGGGCGCCGTGCAGAAGGTCACCTACGCCGCGTTCGCCAAGTACTTCGATGAATCCTGGGTGGTGATCCTGCCTCAGCTGATGGAAGCGGCCGGCAAGACACCATCCGGGCTGGACACCGCGACCGCCAACGCTGACTTTCAGTCGCTGACCGGGTCAACCTCCGCGCCGTTCCCGACCGTCACGCCCCCGGTACCCCCGGTGCCGCCTGGACCGGACATCGACACCGACGATGCCAAGCTCGCGGCCGCGCTACAGATGTGGCTGACCGCGAAAGGCTTCACCGCGAGCAACACACCACCGCACGTACACGGTCACTAGGGGTTCAACCGGCACGGCGACGGCTACCTTCGTTGCCGTGCCGGTTATCCCGGATCTGATACAACCGGCCCTTGTCCATCTGGGTGGCCTCTTCCATCGCTCTGATCGGCGCCGGATCGTAGAGTCTGAACAACTCTTGCACGATCGTTTTCCGTTCAGTCATCGCCTTTGCGAGTGCGTTTCTCGTGGTAATGACTTCGCCTTGCGCGGCGTTTAGTGCGGCGATCAGGGCGTCACGGCGCTCAGCGTCATCCTGGTGGCGTGGCATGTGAAGTAGCATATACCTCACCCCGCTACAGACGCGTTGACCCGCGCAAACAGGTCGATGATCTGGGCGTCAGGCCGCGACGCCACCACCGGTGCCTGCTTCGAGGTGATCAGGTCCCGCAACGCCACGTCCCGGCGGTCCACATGCGCCGTCACATCCCATTTGACGGTCATCGCGTCGACCAGGTTCACCGCCATCGCCACCTCAGCCTCGGTCACGCTTGTCGCCGGCACGGTGGGCTCACTGAACTCCGGCACACGGAGCTCGTCGGCCCACAAGACCACACGGGCCACCAGCATGCCGTCATGCACGGTGATGGCCACCAGGTTCTCTCGTGACCGCATCACCAGCGAGCCGATCGCAGCCTTACCGGTCTGCTGTAGGGTGCGCACGAACAGCTCGTACGAGGGGTTCGCCTTCGGCGACTTGAATGTTCCGAGGTTGGGTCGCACGTAGTAGGGCTTGCCCAACCGGAGCGGATTGATCTCGTCAGGGTCAACGAACTCGCACAGGTCGATGGTCTTGGTCTTGGTGTTCGGCAGGCCGTCGAGCTCGGCCTTGGTCAGGGGCACGGTGGTTCCGTCGCTGTCCTCGAACACACTGCCCAGGTCGCTGTACGGTACAACCTCTTCGCAGTCCTTGCACACCATGCGCTGGCTCACGCGGTGAGCAGCGTCGCCGTATTCACCGACCATGCATGTCTCGTGGCTACGGTGCAGCTCAACGCCGTGATCTTCGGTGGCGGCGAACAGTTTGACGGGGATTGACACCAGGCCGAAACTGATCGTGCCGGTCCATGTGGCATTGAGCATGACGTTTCTCCTTGGCGGGTGATCGAGTGGATTGCACCGCACACCTCAGGTCGAAGTAGAGATGTGCGATGCAGAACGCTCGGTCAGATGTCGTTGCACAGTTCGTCGTAGCAGCGTGAGCAGATAACTTGCTCGACCTCTTCACCGTCGATCTCCGCGATGTAGGGGTTGATGGCCTTCTCGCCCCAGATTTCACAGTAGCGTTCCATTCCGATCTCGCACAGTCCGTATGTCATGTGAAGGACACTACACCAGTCATGTGAAGGTGTCTACACCCATGGCAAACAAACCCTGCCTAAAATGCGGCCAGCCTACGACCCAAACCCGCTGCCGAGCATGCGCACCACAACAGCCCAGCCGGCACAAACGCGGCCTCGACCGCACACACGACCGACTACGCCGCACACTCATCGACACCTGGGTTGCACAGCACGGCTGGTGGTGTCCCGGCTACCAACGAGACGCACACGCCGTCGAACCAGGACGGCTCAGCCTCGATCACATCGTGCCGCGTTCGGTTGCGCCGCACCTCATGCACGAACCCAGCAACCTGACGATCCTGTGCCTACCGTGCAACCAGAAGAAGGGCGCCAAGACATAGAACAACCCCCGATACACCATGTCGGGGGTTGTTGCCTTGTAGTCGCTTCAGCAGGGACGACCGTTGCGGACTCGCGCTTCACCGTTGTGGAACTTGATCGCCCAGAGGAGAGCTTCGTCTAGATCGCTGAACAGTGTCACGTTTTTGCCACGGTCCGCGACCATCCATTCACCGAAGTGAGTCTCTACGCTGATCTCCCAGTCGTGAGTAATGAAGAGTGTATCGTTAACCATAGTGATGAACTCGGCTGCGATCTCATTCTTCGTCATATGAAGGACGATACACCCCAGTAGCGAAGACGTCTACACCCTGACAAGAGAAGAACCCGCCCAGTTTGGCACTGGGCGGGTTCTCGCTTACATCTCGATACCAGCATCCACCGGCGGCTCCAGCTTCATGTGCACGTAGCCGCTCTTCGTCGCCTTGCGACCACGACTCGTGCGAACCATCAGCGCAAGCCGCAGCAACAGCGGCTCGATCTGCTCCACCGTCGACTCATCCATCCCGGTCACCGCCGCGACGTTCTTCACACCCATCGGCCGGCCAGCATTCACAGGCGAACACAACGCATCGAGTACGGCGCGCTCATCGGATTCCAGGCCGAGCTCGTCGACACCGTGCAGCGCTAGCGTCGAGTCCACATCGGGCAGCGTGATCGGTACGTCGCTGGTGCGGTTCATCCCGATGACGTACGCACGGCACTTGGCCAGCAGGCTCAGAGCGATTCTGGGCGTACCTTTCGACCTGACCGCCAGTGCGCTAGCAGCGTCGTCGTCGATCTTGGTACGGCGCTTTTCAGCGGCTCGCGTGATGATGGTCAGCAGCTCGTCGTCGCGGTAGTAGGTGAGTTTCCCGACCAGGCCGAACCGGGACACCATCGGACCTTCCAGCTTACCAAGGATCGTGGTTGCACCGACCAGTACGAACCGCTTCAACTGGACGTTGATGGTCTTGACGTCGGCACCCTCACCGGCCTTGACCGAGATCACGCCGTCTTCCATCGCCGTGTACAGCAGCTCCTGGGCTGTCCGTGGCAGACCGTGGATTTCGTCGATGAACAGGACGTCGTTGTCCTCAAGCGTGCCCAGCTTGCGGGCCAACACCTTCACCTCGGACACAGCCGATGCGGTGGTCTCAACCAGCCGGCCACCGATCAGCGACGCTGTGATCTTGGCTAGCGTCGTCTTACCGGTACCACGCGGACCGGACAGCAACGTGTGAGGCGGCATCGCGGTCTCGCTGCCCTCCTCGCGCTCCGTCATCGCTGCCTGTGCTTCGAGCATCATCTGCACCCGCACCTTGTCCTGACCCACCATCTCCGTGATGTCCTCAGGGCGGATCGCCTTCGACTTCACCGCCGGCGCCTGCTCCGCAGGTTTCGGTTTCGCAGTAGCACTCACACGCATGCCCAACTTCTTAGCGATGTCGGCAAGCTCGGTCATCGTGGACAGTCCCTCTCGGTTGTAGCGGTGCAGTGACGCGGTGTTGAGCGGAGTGACAGTGACCTGACCGCCGCTATCAGCGATCCGGTAGCGGCAGTCATCGCCACTGTCCAGGTACAGAGTCATCGGTGGTTGGGGAAGTACAGGTCGGCGTGGTTCTGGCAGAGGATGCGGGTGCTAATGCCGTCCACATCGACAGCTGCACGCACTGCTGTCTGACCGCAGTACCGCTTACGACCATCACGAGTACACAAGGTGATGTCGCACAGGTCGCCATCGACCAACTCAGTGGTGTCTTCCCACTTCGGTGTGTAGAGGATCGTCATCGTGTGCTCCCTGAGTTCCTGGTCCGTGTGACCAACACCGATGTCATGTGAAGGACACTACACCTCCTAGGTGAAGGTGTCTACACATGATTGTGCCGACTACTCTAATGGAGTAGCTCATACACGCACGGCACAACAACTCACCCACCAAGCAATCGCATGCGCTCACACGAGCTCTCAGAGGCCAGCACGGGAGCGCTCTCACGCTGCCTCACGCTGTTCCGCACGACCCATATGTACACACGAGGCCGTCAGGTGCATGCACACGCACACGGCGAGCACACGCACGCACACCACGCACGGCCTTACATGGTCACTGAGCACCGGCCTACCCGCCGCCTCCGCAGAGTGGCGACCCAGACTTGGTGCTGGCTCCCCAGTTGCAGGCGTGGCTGGTCGACGAAGGGTTTCACCCCGAGCGGTGGCAGAACGGTGCGTCACCGCAGTCACTGGGTCGAGGTTAGCGAGGCCAGGATGTCGCGGGGCACAACCGGTCCGGCAACGAGGCGAGTCGCCGCCGGACCGGTTGTCTCGAAGCTGACAGAAACGCAGCTATTCCCCTCGACGGCGTAGCTTCTCGCGTGCGTCGCGCTGGCGCTTACGTGCCAGCAACTTACCGTCCCTGATCTTGTAGATTGCCTCGCGGGTCACTCCGAGGGCCTCACACATCGCGGTGACCGGGGCACGAACGCCCGAGACCGCTGGGTTGAACAAGGCGCGCACGATCTCTCCACGACGTTCCTTGAGCGCATCCGCGTCGGCGAGCGCTACGCCGATCGCGCTCAGTTCCTCCAGTAGTTGATCCATCTCGGGTGACTGAGGCATGTGTATGACAGTACACCTCAGTAGTGAAGGTGTCCACACGTAACTGTGCCGACTACTCGGATGGAGTAGCCGGCACATGGTGGCTGTTGGGTCAGTGCTTGCGACCTTTGAGTAGAATGTTTAGCTCACGCGCTGCCCGGTCAGCGTTGTCTTCCTGCATGGCAGCGAACTCAGTGTTGCCGCAGTCCTTGGCGACCCGTGCTGAACGCTCGCACGCCCGCATGACAGCCCACTGGTTACGAGTCGATCGAGTGTTGCACATGGCCTTGGTGACCTCAGGGAGGCGCTTTGATGTCATGTGTATGACAGTACACCTTCTATCTGAAGGTGTCTACACCATCCACTGATCGACAGGTCACTGATCACTGATGACCGGTCACTGAGCTCAGGTCGCATGGTCGCTGATCGCATGGTCACCGGTCTCTTAAGACCGGTCGCATGGTCTCTTAAGACCGGTCACCGGGCTCAGTACGACCGGGCAACCACAGATGACAACGACGACACGATGCGGCGCTATCGTCGCAGGTCACGCGCCGCGACACGCGGCTACTGCGGCAAAAGGCTGCCGACGAAGGACCCAGGACAGCCGCCCCGGTGTTTCGCAAAACGTGCAAGTTTCCCAGAGTCTTGATCATGGAGGTGTCCGAATTGACTGGTAGTCGTGGTCCGTTGTCGAGTCAGAACGCGACACCGCGCGCGCGGACGCACAAGCTCATTGAGTTGCCGATGGAGGGTTATGACGGGCCTGTCCCGGAGTGGCCCTTGCTGGAGGCGTCGGAGCTTGAGTTGCACCGGTGGGAAACGTTGTGGCGTACCGCGCAGGCCGCCGCGTGGGTGCGGATGCATATTGATACGGTGATTGCACGTTATTGCCGGTTGTCACTTATCGTGGAAGTTGAGATGCGTAATAATGTGGCGACTGCACAAACGTTGAATACGGTGACAGCGCTGGAGAAGGAACTCGGTCTCTCGCCGGCTGCGTTGAAGCGCCTGGATTGGGTGATCGTGGCGAACGAGGTTGAGGAACAGCGGCAGGTGTCTCCTGCGCGTCCTCGGCTGAAGGCTGTTGATCCTGATGTCGGCTAGCTCTAGGGCGCGGGCTGAGCGGCGCGGCGCACATACGAGCGGGGATAAGCCCTATGAGAAGTTACCCAAGGTGACGGGTCGACCGGGGGTTGGCGCCGAGAAGCACAGCGGCCGTGAAACAGCCCCGCAGACCTGCACCGTGAGGTGCGCAAGTACCCGGCCGGGCGGGGTGGTCCGCCCCGGTGGATGTGCTGATGGCCTTGGGGGCAAGACACCACGTACGCCCAGAATCGGCGGCCTGGCGCGGGAGGGAGCGCCTCGCTCGCGTAGACCTTGACCTCGGACGATGGACGGCTAGAATCGGGACTGCTCTGCTGTGTAAGTAGTAATGCCCCGACTCCCCCCGGCCCCCCCGTCGGGGGGTTTTGGCGTCTAGGGGCGTTCATGCCGCGTCGCCGCCCCCGCTGACCTGGGTGTCCTTCTCACGCATGGCTTCAACGAACGCGTCAACGTCCTGCTGTAGGTAGGCCACCCGCTTGCCCATGCGGAACGAACGAGGGCCGTCGCCGTTCTTCCGCCAGTACTGACCGTGGCGGGGGAGCGGTTGAGCTGAACTGCAACTTGTTCGGTAGTGAGGATCGTGTGCGCCATGCCCAGATTGTTACACACCGAGGGAGTTGATCCCGATGCGTCTTAGGCCGCCTCCGCGTCCAGTGCGTGAGTGGTTCCGCGATGACATCCAGCATGAGAGCCCGGAGCACGTGGCGCTCTGGCAGGACTGGTTCCGCGAGCATGGCATCGACCCGTCTGAGGTCCTGCTCACGCACTGGGTTGAGCGACGTGACAACGTGGACCAGCGGCGCGGCCTGAAGCAGTATCAGATCGCGTGGCTGGAGTCGGGTGTGCGGGATGGGGAGGAGATCACGGTGCATCGTGAGATGAGCCTGCTGGCGCCTCCGAAGCCCTTCCCAGTGCCGTGATGAAAAGGTGGAATCTATGCCCGTCGAAACCGATAGGCGAATCAATACCGACTGAAAAGGTGGAATCTATGCCCGTCGAAACCGATAGGCGAATCAATACCGACTGCCAATCTCTTTCTTGTTCGTATCGTGAGTACGAAGTGAAGTGTGGCACCGAAGAGTACAAAGCCTGGGAAGAGTGGATGAAGATCCACGGAGTGCCTCTGTATCAGGTCCCATTTAAGGGTTGGGCAGCGCGGGATGTTCGCCGTAACACCGTGTCAGTCCTATTATTCGACTGGGAAGGTGACGATCTGGATAATGAAGAGAGTCGCAGTTTCGTTTACGTGGACAAGGATGATGAAGGCAATCCTTCGGGAAGTAAAGACGCCCGATACCGTGTCTACACTGTTCAACTAGAGGGCAAGCCGGGCAAGCCGCTTCCCTTCCCGGTGTCGTAGTGCCGTGGCGTGGTCCTGACCCTGATGGGGATATGTTCCCGACGCTGGGTCACGAGGTAGCCGCCTGGATCATGGACAACGTGATCATCCCTGATGGCGAGCGGATGGGTGAGCCGTACATCCTGACCGATGAGCAGTACATGCACCTGCTGCACACCTATCGGTTGGTGCCGAACGCCCGCGACGGCGAAGGCTCGGATGCGTTTCAGTTCAACGGTGCGTTGCTGGTCAGGCCCCAGAAGTGGGGGAAGGACCCGTTCGCGGCGGCGTTGATTTGCGCGGAAGCTCTCGGCCCAGTCAGGTTCGCGGGCTGGAACGCCAAGGGTGATCCCGTCGGTAGGCCGTGGGCTACCCCGTGGATTCAGTGTGCCGGCAACGCGGAGGAGCAGACCGGTAACACGTTCCGGCCGCTGCTCACGATGTTGCGGGAAGGCCCTCTAGCATCGACGCCTGGGGTTGATCCGGGGGAGACTCGAATTAATCTGCCGGGTGGCGGCCGTATCGAGCCTGTGACGTCTTCGAGCCGTGCCCGTCAGGGCGCCCGGGTCACGATGGTTTCGCTCACCGAGTCGCAATTGATGACCGAAACTAGCGGTGGGCTCAGGTTGGCGCGGACGTTGAAGCGGAACTTGGGTGGCATGGATGGCCGTTGGATTGAGATCAGCAATGCGTGGGACCCGGCGGAGCGCTCGGTGGCGCAGCAGACATTTGAAGCAAAAGACGCCCACGTGTACGTGGATTACCGACCGCCACGTTCTCGTATAGATTTGCACAATGATCCTGAATTAACGGCTGAATTAGCCTATATTTACGGGGATTCGGCGGTAGAACGCGGCGGATGGGTCCGTTTATCCCGAATTAAGAAGGAAATCCAGAACCCCGCGCATTCCGAAGGTGAAGTGCGGCGCTACTACCTCAATGAGATCACTGTGGGCTCTAGGGACGCGGTGGACATGTTGAAGTGGGCGGGGCAAGCCGATTCGACGGCTGTGCTGGTACCGGGGGAGCGTGTCGCACTCGGGTTCCACGGCACCCAGTCCAAGGACGCCACGTCGCTGTGTGCGTCAAGGCTGTCCGATGGGTTGCTGTTCCACCTCCGCACGTGGGACAAGTCGTTCGAGGCCGGTCAGGAGTGGCGCATCCCCCGAGCCGAGGTCCGTGAGGCCGTGTCGGACGCGTTCAACGCCTACGACGTCGTGGTGATAATGGCCAGCCCGCACGGCTGGCAGGACCAGGTCGACGAGTGGGCCGGCGAGTACGACTCCAACGGCGAGTCAAAAGTTCTGGAAATCTGGCTCAACAGTGAGATGCGCATGGACCAGCTGGTTGAGCGGTTCATGACCGCGCACCGGGGCGATGAGATCGTGCACGACGGGTCTGAGGTGCTCACCAAGCATGCGTCTGGTGCCGCCTTGGCGGACGGGAAACGCCGCCCGTCGGCTGAGGAGCGGGAGCCGGGGCGGCCGGAGAACTATCAGCGTGTGGTGAAGAAGTCGTGGGCTCAGTCGATCTCGGCGTTCATAGCGGCGCTGCTGGCGTATGAGGCCCGGGGTTGGGCCATCGAGCACGGTCATCTAGCAGAGGAACTTATCCCTAGCGTTTGGTGAAAAAGCGCAGGGTGGCCGGGCTCGAACCGGCGCTGGTCTGCCGTTGCCTAGGACGGCGCGACACCACGGGACTTCCCGCTGCTCTAGCCGCGTAGAAGCTCTACGCCTTCTGAGCTCGTCCGGAAGGGTGCCGAGGTGCTCATGGTGAGCCCTCGCCACGAGGACTCGGAGGCTACGCGGTGGCAGTTTCCCGCCGGAATTGTGAAGCCCGGCCTATGTGCTCTGCGAGTACCTGCTCTGTGCACACGTAACAGGTGAGGCCAGCAACATCGACACAGCCGAAAATGCCGAGGTAAAGTGGGTCCACAGAGAGCGGATAACCTACTTGGTGCCTCAGGGGCAGATCTATAAGCCGATACTCAAATCCCTAGAGGCCGATGGATAACTCGGTCATAGCCCCATATATTAGACTCCCGCACCGTGCTTCACCGAGACCTTCCGTTTTGGGAGAGAGTCAGGCATTGACAACGCACCTAATGTACCGCGTACATCAATCGAACCTGGGGGAGATGTGCTGATCATGCTCGGCTACGCCGAGCCGATCTTGTCTGGGCGATCGCACCCAAGTCGCTTTACCAAGCTCAGCTCGGCTGACTTGGCAGCGGTCGCTGCGTCGCGGGACAGTTCTGAATCTTGGCGGCCGACTTCTCGATCAGAACTACGCGATCTCCACTCCGCCCGGATACACGAAGATGTCATCGCCGTACTCGGTACGAGCGGCATCCTCGACAGCCGCGACGGCCTGATCCTCGGAGTCAGCGTCAACAGTCGCACTGAACCAAACTCGCAGCTGCACGCTTACTGTCCAGCTCCGAGCAGCAGAGTGTTCATTACGATTCAAAAGCCCATTGGAGTCCATTAGCTTCGCCCCGCAGTTGTAGATTTTCTACTATTGTACACCCTGCGGCCCGCATTCTACATCTTTAGAAAGGAGCCTTGGATGCCTCCGTGGCTCCTGCTTGTCGTCCAGCTGCTGTGCGTCGTCTCCGTGGTTACAGGCGTTGTCCTGATCTATGTGCCGGCTGGGTTCATCATCGCTGGTGTGATCATGTTTGTGGTGTGTGAAAGCCCCGCGTTAGCGAGGCGACCGTGAGCTTGTTCGGGCTGTTCGAGCGTAGAGCAAACATCGAGAGCCCCCTGGTGCCGTTGTCGGCGCCGAATGTCGGCGCGTACTTGGGGATGTACGCCCCCACCGACGCGGGGGTGTCGATCACTGAGACGACCGCGATGCGTATGTCCGCTGTGTACCGGGCAACATCGCTAGTCTCGGGCCTTGGCGGTGCGCTCCCGATCAACGTGTTTAAGGCGGGCACGAAGGAGCAGCGCAACAACAGTCTGCTGAACGTTCCGCATCCGGACATGACGCGGCTGGAGTTTTGGCGGCTGTCGTATGTGCACCGCTGTTTGTGGGGGAACTTTTACGCTCAGAAGATGCGCGCCCAGTCAGGCCGCATCGCCTGGTTGAACGTGGTGCACCCGAGCAAGGTGCAGGTGCTGAGGGCGTCGCCAACAGAACTGAACCCGACCGGGAAAATCTTCAAGATCGTAGACGATAAGGGGCATATGCAGCCCCCGATGACGCCGTTTGAAATCTTTCACCTTCCGGGCCTCGGCTATGACGGCATTGTCGGGTTCTCCCCGGTGCGTCTGGCCGCGCAGGCAATCGGGTTGTCGTTGGGTGCGGAGAAGTACGGGGCGAACCTGTTCGGCCGGGGAAACCTGCTGTCCGGGCTGTTGCAGACCGACAGCAAGCTCAACCAGGAGCAGGCCGAGAAGTTGCAGGCGGCGTGGGCGGAACGGTTCTCCGGCAACGACGGCGCCCACCGCGTTGCGGTGTTGGATGCTGGGGCGAAGTTCCAGTCGTTGACGATGCCGAACGACGACGCACAGCTGTTGGAGTCCCGCGACTTCCAGATCACGGAGATGGCCCGGTTTTGGGGCATCCCCCCGTACCTGATGTACCAGACCGACAAAACCACCTCGTGGGGTTCAGGTCTCGAACAGCAGGCCAGGGGCTTCAATCAGTTCGACTTGCACCCGTCCTGGCTAGGCCCGACAGAGCAGCGGATCACGAAGGAACTGCTCCCGGACGGCCTCGAAGCGAAGTACGACATGGATGTGCTGCTGCGCGGTGACTCGGTGGCTAGAGCGCAGTACTACGCGGTGCTGCGTGAGGCCGGGGTGCTGTCGGCAAACGACATCCGGTACGCCGAGGACATGCCGCCCATCCCGGAGGGCCAGGGCGGCGACATCTACATCCAACCGACCGTGCAGGCCCCAATGGGTAGCGACCCGGTTTTGGGTGGCTACCAATTAGGAACGGGTGAATGATGAAGGGATCGGCGATGCTTAGTCTGCCGACGGGTGAAGAGCGCCGGGACCTCACCTTGTCCGACGCCTCCATTAACATTCGGGATGCCGAAGGCGGAACCCAGAGGTTCTCTGGGTATGCGTCTGTGTTCAACGTGCGAACTGCCATCGGGAATCCGTTGACCTGGGGCTTCTACGAGGAAGTTGCGGAAGGCTCATTCACTAAGACCCTCTCAGAGGGTGACGCCAGGATGTTAATTGACCACGATAGCTACTACGTGGTATCCCGGGTTTCCGCTGGTACTCTGTATCTGTCGCAGGATCAACGTGGTTTGCTCACCGATTCAACACTGAACACCGGCCTTTCCTATGTGAATGACCTGAAAACGAACCTCCAGATACGAAACATTACCGGTATGAGTTTCGGTTTCCAGGTCACCAAGGACGATTGGGCAACTGAAGAGGTCAGTACCTCCGATGGGAACAGCGTTGAGGTCGAGGTTCGCATCATCAGAGAAGTGAAGCTGATTGAAGTGAGCGCCGTTACTTTCCCGGCCTATGAAGAGACGACTGCCGGGCTGCGGCATTCTCTTGTGCCAGCACTCTTGCGACGAGGCGATCAGGCGGCGATCGCTCGGGCCGCGCGTTACCGCCCGGAGCTCGCGCCGCTACTGGGGTATGACCCTGAGCTTGCGCGCAGCGTCGTCGACTTGGGTTCGGGTGAGGTGCTTGGCACTGACACGCCCATCACCGCCAAGGGCAACACGATGGAGCCTTCCGAGGAACGCCTCGGGAAGAACGAGTCGGCCAGCGAGCCGGGTGAGACCACTCGCGGCCCCGACAGCGATGAGACACCCGAGCCGGCCGCGTCCACTCGGAACGCCCCATCGGAGCGTGAACTGGCTCAGGCACGTCTGAGGCAGCTGGAGAAGCTGCGTCGACAGCCTGTAGCCGCGTAACACCTAAACCAACCACCGCAACCCCCCGCGCTTCTGCGTGTGGGGTTGTTTTGCGTGCCCCAGAAAGGACGCGGCCTCGACATGTCAGATTTTTTGAAGCGGAAGATTGACGAGCAGAACAGGCTCTTCAATCGGATGCAGGAGATTCAGCGCGCCGCTGAAGAGGAAGACCGGGATTGGACCGCTGAGGAGCGCGCCAACTGGGACAAGGCCAACGCGGACATCGACGTGGTGTCCGCTGACATCGACCGTCTTGAGCGTCAGGCCAAGCGCGACGCCCCGGCCTACCAGGGCGCAATCCAGGCGACCGGTGCGGAGAACCCGGAGGAGACCTCGGAACAGCGCGCCGCAAAACACACCGAGACTTACGAACGCGCGTTCAGCGACTACCTGGTGCGCGGCGTCAGTGAGATGGATGTCGAGCAGCGCCGTGTGCTGGCCTCTGGCTGGAGCACTGACGAGACCCGCGCGCTGGGTGAGTCGACGAACACCGCTGGTGGCTACACGGTGCCCCCGGGTTTCCGCAACGTCATGGTGGAGACCCTGAAGGCTTACGGCGGCCTGCTGAACGTGTGCAACGTCATCAGCACCGACACGGGCAATCCGCTGCAGTGGCCGACGAACAACGACACCGGCAATGTGGGCTCAATCCTCTCGGAAAATACACAGGTCACGTCACTGGACGTCACGTTCGGTACGCGGACCATGAACGCCTGGAAGTACACCTCGGGTCTCGTCCTGATCTCGTGGGAGCTGTTGAACGACTCGGCGTTCAACCTGGCCAGCTGGTTGCCAGGAAAGCTGGGCGAGCGAATCGGGCGAGCTGTCGCGGCGCACCTGATCGCGGGAAGTGGCTCGTCTCAGCCCACTGGTATCACGCAGGGCATCACCATCGGCAAGACCGGCTTGACCGGTCAGGTCGCCACCGTCATCTATGACGACCTCGTGGACCTCGAACATTCCATCGACCCGGCATACCGCACCGGGAACGTCCGCTACGTCATGAACGATTCGACGCTGCGCACGCTGCGCAAGTTGAAGGACACCCAGGGTCGCCCCCTGTGGGTTCCGGTCCCGACCGTGGGCATGGCGGCCACCATCAACGGCATTCCCTACACCATCGACCAGGGCATGCCTTCGATGGCGGCGAACGCGGTGTCGATTCTGTTCGGCGACTTCCACGCCGGCTACATCGTCCGCCAGGTTCACGACGTGCAGCTTGTCCGCCTGAACGAGCGGTACGCCGATTTCATGCAGGTCGGTTTCTTCGGTTATTCCCGTCTCGATGGGCGCCCGGATGACCCGAGCGCTGTCGCTGCGTACAAGAACAGTGCCACCTGATCCTTCTTCTATCCCAGTAGGTCGCGGGCACCCCCGTTGCTCCCCGGCGGGGGTTCCCGCATTCCTCGTTTTAAGGAGTTGTAATGGCTGTTTCAACTGGCCAGCCGAAGGCTGAGGCGCAGCGCCCCAAGCCGGAGCATGCGTCAGCGGACGCGCGGGACGCCGCCGAGAAGGGTTCCGCGCAGGCTCGGGCGAGCCATGTGGCGATGGTGTCGCGCGACCACAACGGTGACCCGGCTGAGTCGACGAACTTTGTTGTTCTTGTCGACGAGGATGCTTCCGACGAAGAGAAGAACGCCGCCTGGAACAAGGCCGGCGAGGCGCTGGGTGCCGCGAACTTCAAGGAACCGAAGCCGCGTGACCGAGAGCAGGAAGCGAAGGACGAGCAGGAGCGCGTTCAGACCGAGGCCAACGAGCTGCGCCGCATCAACAAGCATTCGTTCGCGGACTAGTCGTGCCGCTTGTGCGAATGCTGACCGGAGCCGCCGGGGCGAACTTTGAGTGGCGCCCCGGCGACGAGGTCCAGATGAGCCCTGAAGAGGCCCAGAAATGGGCTGACGGTATCCGGGGCGAGCTCGTCACCGAGGAACGCGTGCAGACCCCTGAGCGCGGTCAGCAACGTTCGGAGCTGCGTCGTCCCCGTAGGGGCTAGGAGGTCGTCGTGCCGGCAACGAGCAGTGACTACATCATCGTCGACCAGCTCAAGGGCGCTCTGCGGATCACCAACGAGTCGTCTGATGACGAGTTGCAGATGGCGGTGACCGCGTCGTCTCGGCAGATCGACAACTGGTATGGCGACCAGTTCTGGACTTCGGGTGTCCCGTCGCCTCGCGTCTTGCGTGCGGAGACGATTACACATCTCAAGCCGGGGGTGTTCGCCACTACTGACGGCCTTGTCGTGGCGACCGACATGGACGGCGACGGTGTCTTTGAAACCACATGGGACTCGTCGGCGTGGGAGGCCGCGCCGACGAGTCCCATGTTCGGGTATCCGTTTGATCAGATTGAGGCCGTGGGGAGTCTCTTCTTCCCGGCGCCTAAACGTCGTTCGCATCGTCGCCCGTTCGGGTGTGGTGACTACTACGACAGCGCCTACGGATACTGCGACTGGGACTACGGCGCGGGTTACGGCGCTAGGCGTACTGCCCGTGTTCAGGTCACCGCGCAGTGGGGCTGGGCCGCCGTGCCGATTGAGGTGTCACAGGCGTGCCAGATTTTGGCGATCGACCACTACAAGTCGAAGGACTTCACCAACGGGTCGGCCGGTATCTCCGGCCTGGCTACGGGCGGTTTCGGTGGCCAAAAGACCGTGATGGTGGTCCAGGCACCGTTTAACCCGATGGCCGTCAAGCTGTTGTGTCATTTGAAGGATCCTGTGTTGGCGTAAACCTATTCCCCGAAAGGCCGTGAACTGTGGCAAATATCGGGGCGATTCGTCGTGCCCTGGTGGCCCGTATCGGACCGATACCGGATACGACGGCGTACGCGTTTGTGCCGGACGGGGTGAACGTGCCGTGTTTTTTCGTTGGCCCGGATCGGCCGTTCATTGATTACACGCAGGTGTTTCAGATGGGCCGCTCGGAGCTGCATTTCGTGTTGACCTATCTCACCAACCGAATCGACGAGGAATCGGCCCAGGATCAGATTGATGAATTTATCGATCCGGCCGGGCAGGTGATCTCGAATCTTCTGGACACCACGGTCGATGACACGTTGTCGCAGCTCATCTCGTATGTGGAATTGAGCACGGTGACCGCTGCGCGTTACGGATCGCAGCGGGTTGGCGGCACTTCGTATTTCGGTGTGCAAGTTCAATTCACTGTCATGGTTTAGGAGAACCAGTGGCCCAGAAACAAGAAGACAAAGACAGCTATGTGGTGAATATCCCGTTTTGGGAGGTGGACCCGAAGAACGGCAAGGACAAGCCCAAGTTCGAGGTCAACCAGCCATACACCGGCGACCGCATCGAGGCGTATCTGAGCTGGGAGCCTCACCCGCTGATCAAACGCGTCCCGGCCCCTTCCGCCGGGTCTAACAACCCTGGCACAAAGAAAGATGAGGAGTCGGCGTAATGCCTGTTCTCGCACAGAAGCCGCTTGTTGGTAGAGAAGCGGCGATGGCCATCGACGAGTACGACATCACCGGCCAGAACATGGAGTACAAGTCGAAGCGGGATGCCGCTGTCATCGACGCGACTGTGTTCGGTGACCGCTTCTCCTACGACCTGGCGGGCATTCAGAAGGCCAGCATCGAGTACAAGGGCTTCTACGGCCCCGGTGACGTCGGCTACAACCAGGTGATCAACCGCAAGTTCGGTCAGGACTCGGATGTTCTGCTGGCGGTCGCGCCGCAGGGCTGGGGTCTGATGAACGACCTCACCATGCAGCCCTCCGTGATCACCAAGTATGACGCCGACACCAAGCTCAAGGGCGCCGTCGATGTTGATATCAACGCGATGGCCCGTGGCGCTGTCGACGACGGTTACCAGCTGTTCTCTCCGACCGTCTTCCTAACGACCGGTTCGGCGATCAACTCTGGGATTCTGGACCAGACCCTGACCACCGGGGCAACCACGGCCGGGTGCGCGGCGCAGCTGCACGTGTTCACCATGACCGCCGCAACCACGCTAGCCGTGGTTATTCAGGGGTCTCCGGATGGCACTACGTGGACGAACTTGACGGGGATGACGTTCTCGACGCTGTCAGCGCCCGGTAAGCAGCGTCTGATCCTGGGTGTAGGTAATTCGATCCCGCAGCAGATCAGGGCGCAGGCCACGGTGACCGGCACGGGCGGCATTGTGGGGGCTCTGCTGGGGTTCTCGCGTAACACCGTCTACGCGTAACCCAATGGCTGACGCCCGCGTTTCGTGGGAGTTCGACGGGCTCCAAAACGTCAAAGACAAGATCGCCAAGATTGAACGTGCTTTGGAGCCCGAAGAACTGTCCCCGATCATGGATAAGGGCGCTCAAATGTTCGTGAATTATGCCCGCGAAGGTTTGAACGACCATGTCCGCTCAGGTGCCCTGCGTGACTCGATTGACCGGGCACGGGTCGGACCGCTGTCGTGGATCATCAGCCCATATGTGAATGATGAAGAAAACGATCGTGGCACCCCCGCGCATGTGTACGCGGAGACCCAGGAGTCTGGAGCGACACTACACGCAAAGTCGCTTCCGGATGTTCTCAGCCATGTCGACTACACCCCGACGATGAAGTTTCTCGGCTATTTCGGGCGTTGGGTCGAAGTGGAAGAAGTCACGATCCCCGCCGTGGAGTACATGCGGTACGGCTTCGAGGTCGGTAAAACACCCGCCGTTGAGGTTGTGAAGCAAGAGTTCAACAAGAGATCAACGGCTAGTTAGTTCGTACTATCAAACAGGAGAAATAGAATGCCTGCACGTAAGAAGATTGAAGAGGAGCTTCCGCTCCTTACATCATGGACGCAATTGCCTCCGACTATCGAGTTGCGTCGAGAACGGGTAGAGGTGCCGCCGTGGGGTATCGCCGCGCTGGTGCAGGAACTGACCGGCGCGCAGCAGGACGAACTCAAACGCGGGAACTTCACTCGTGATGGGTCGGGGCTGCGGCTGACCCTAGAGAAGCAGGATCTACGGACCTGCGTCATGTCCATGGTGGACGGTAACGGGAACCGGGTGTTCCCCAACATGGCCAAGGGTCTGGCTCACCTGGAAAGGCTGCCCGCCGCTGGCGCCACGATCGTTGCTGAGGCCGCGAACAGGCTGAACAAGCAGGACGACGCGGCGAAGAAGGAGATGGAGGGAAACTCCGATTCCGAGACGATCGACGATTCTACTTCCGACTCGCCGGACATCTCGGAGTAACCGTCTCGGAGCTGCTTCACCGTACCTCGTCTTCTGAACTGTCCGAATGGGAAGTGTGGGAACGCCTCAACGGCCCTGTAGGGCAGTTGAGGGACGACATGAACATCGCGTGGCTAGCAATGCATGTGACCGCGCCATTCCGCAAGCAGGGCTCCGAGTTGAAGTTGGCGCGGTTTATGCCGCCGTACGCGTTCGATGCGGAACAAGACACCGACGACGAAGACGAGGAGGGGGCGGACGATGGCGGATTCGAGTCTGACGATCAAGTTTGACGCCGAAACCGAACAAGCCATCGAAGAGATCAAAAAACTGCAACGCACCCTTGATGAACTGAAAGACGGCGAAGTTCGTATCCGCGTCGATGTCGAGAACGCCGAGGAAGCCAAGAAGGAACTCGACGAGCTCAAGGCTGATGCCGACGAGTTGGACGGCAAGAACATTGACCTCCGGTTCGATGATGCGGAGATTGAGAAGGCTAAGGCTGAACTAGACGAGCTGAAACGCGACGCCGATGAGCTTGACAACAAGCACATTGACTTGCATGTCGAGGACGCTGAGATCGAGAAGGCCAAGGCTGAGCTTGACGAGCTGAAGCGTGATGCCGACGAGTTGGACAACAAGAACATCGATCTACACGTCGACGACGAAGGTGTTGATAAGGCTAAGGAAGACCTTGATGAGCTGAAACGCGATGCCGACGAGCTTGACGGCAAAAACGTTGACCTCCGCGTTGAGGACGAAGGGGTCGACAAGGCAAAAGAGGATTTAGAGAAGCTCCGCGAGGACGCCAATGAACTCGATGGAAAGACCATCAACATCAGAGTGGTGCTGGAGGGTGTCGACGAAGCTATCGCTAAGTTGGCGGAGCTGAAAGCAGCGGCCGACGCTCTCGACGGTAAGCAAGTAAAAATCAAGGTCGACTCATCGGACATCAACACCGCTGATGCCGCCGCTAAAGCCCTGGTAGCCGACATGGACAAGGTCGCACAGGACGCTGGAAAGCTCGATTCGAGTATGCGCGAGGCGGGTCAAGGCGCCCGCAATCTGTCCGATGATACAAAACATGCTGATGATAATGTCAAGAGTCTCGACAGCGACGCGAAGACTGCCACTGGCACGATGGGCGCGATGTCGGGTGCGTTGGGTCGTACCTCGACCGGCATGGGTGAAATGTATAGCAACGGATCTCAGGCTGACGCTATGCAGCGTGCCCTAAATGACGCTATGGACACGGGCTCCCGTTCGGCCGGCACATTGTCCAGCGGTATAGACGCCACTGGTCGTACACTAGACAGTGCCGCAGGGGACGCCGATGGCATGTCGAATGGTGTCGATGCCGCCGGTAAGGCGATGGACGCGGCTAGTGGTGCCGCCGATGGCATGTCAAACACTGTTGATGCTGGCGGTAAAGCGCTCGATGATGCCGCTGGGGACGCCGATTTCCTAACGAACTCGGGGAATGCTGCCGCTAAGGGCATGGACCAGTTAAGTAGCGGAGCCAGTACGGCTACAGGTATTTTGGGCCAGTTCGGTAGCATCGTGGGAATCAGCACCCTGGCCGCTGGCGCACTGGGTACCGCTGTGGGTGCTCTCGGTGTGGTGTCTGTGGGTGCTTTCGGTGGCATGGGCGCTGCGGCACTGGGGTTCGGCGCGGTTCTCACCGGGATGGTCATTAAGGCCGAGTCGGGCAACAAGCAGATTCAGGCGGGCTTCAAGGACTTGGTCGATAAGATCAAGGGCGATTTCTCTGATATGGCGCAGCCGTTTGCCAATGTGATCAACCAGTTTATCCATACGGCTATTAAGGCGGAGCCGCAGATCGCGGCCCCGTTGAAGCAGGCGTTTCAGACAATCGCGGCCGCCGCGAAGACTGGTATTCAGCCGGCGATCACCGCGTTGACGGAGCTGGCGCAGGGCTTCAACAAGATCACCACGACGATGGCTCCTGCATTCACACAGTTTTTCAAGCAGATGCCCGCGCTCGTGCAGGCCGGCATCTCCGCGCTGGACAAGATGACTAACGCGTTCGCCACGATGGCCCGCCAGGTCGGTACGCAGGCGTTGCAGGCCATCGAAACGCTGACGAAGAAGGTCGGCGACTTCGGGGCGACCCTCATTATGGTCGGCGGGGAGAAGATCGTCGAGTTCGTTCACGAACTTGATCAGATCGTGGACGGTGCGAACCGGATGGTCGCCGGTCTGCGCAATGCGATCAGCGCGGCGATGGCTGCGTTCACGAACCTGACGCTGGCGATCGAGTCGGCGATGAAGAAAAGCGACTCGGCGATCGCCGGCATGTCGAACGCCTTGTCGTCGGCGTCGCAGAAGATCAGCAGCGAAGTCAAGGACATTATTTCAGTTGTCTCCACATTGGGGCAGGCCGCGTTCAACGCTCTTGGCTCTGAGGGAGTGTCGGGGGCATTCACGCGCGCCGCTGGTGCTGTCAAGGCTGCCGGTCCGGATATTAGTCGGGTCATCGCCGACATCATCACGTTCATGGCGAACTGCTTCCGGGCGGCGGCGATGCTCGCACAGGGTCTCTCCGCGCTGATCGACACGGTGAAACAGATTGCGAACGTTTTCTCGGTTGCCGGGCACGCCATCGAATGGGTAGCCGGCCACCTGAACCCGTTTAGTAACCACGCTGAGACGGCAGCGAAATCTTCACAGGACTTGAACCAGGCCACCACAGCGTTGGGTAATTCAAACAAGGCTCTGGGGGACGACCTGCAGAAGGGCACCGTAAGTATTGACAAGCAGGGGGAGTCGCTGGAGAAGGCGGCCCCCCAGGCTAATAATTACGGTTCGTCGATGCAGGCGTTGCAGGCCCCGATCGACGACAGCACGAACGCTGTGAAAAACCAGTCCCCGGCGGTCGAGGAAAACAGTCAGGCATTCGAGGGGAACCGCGTCGAACTGAACAAACTCAAGGCTGAGCAAAAGGGTCTTGAAGATCAGATGAAACAGGTCCAAGCAGCACAAAGCCAGTACACCCAGTCCACGCAGGGGCTGACTGGTGCACAGAAGCAGGCAGCGCAGGTGTTGAACCCCTACACCCAGCAGTTGAACGAGCTCAAGCAGCGCGAAGCCGAGCTGAAGACTCAGCAGGATCAGATTCAGACCACGCAGGACGGCGTGAACCAGTCGTTCCAGAAAGGACTTGCACCGGTCGCTGGGTTCGGTCAGGGTATCCGGCCGATCCCGAAGGAACTTCAGGATTTGGCGAAGCAGGGGCAGGGCACCAACCAGCAGCTGCAGCCGATGGCTAAGAACGTGCAGAACGTTCAAGCGCCGTTCCAGAAGTTGAATCCGTCTTTGACGTCGGCTTCGACGTCAATGCAGAAGTTGAACCCACAGTTTCAGTCGTTCACGAAGGCAACACAGCAGTTGGGTCCGGTTTTCACCAATTTTGTGAAGCAGTGGACTGCTTTCACTAAGACGCTGCAGCAGGCCACCGCTAATTTCACGAAGTTCAATACCGCTTGGACCAGTTTCACGAAGACGCTGCAGCAGGCCACCCAGAACTGGACGAACTTCGTCAAACAGTGGTCTAACTACACGAAAGCGCTGCAGCAGGCGGCCGGTAACTGGTCGAAGTTTGTCACGAGCTGGCAGAATTTCACGAAGAGTCTGCAACAGACAAACCAGTCGTGGCAGTCGTTCGTCAAGGATTGGACGACGTTTGCGCAGTCACTGCAGCAGGCCGATAAGCAGTGGGAACAGTTCGTCCAGAACTTCGAGCAGTTCGGGAAGGACCTGAAGGACGTCGATAAGGATTTGGGTACTTTCGATGACGAGCTGAAGAAATCGACGGACGATGCGAACAAGCTGGACAAGGCCCTGGCGACTGTTGATGGCGATCTGAAGAACATCAGCAAGGACGGTAAGGACGCGGGGGATGCTGTCGATTCCGGGATGCAGAAACCGCTGCAGTCGGTACAGAAGTTGGACCAGGCACTTCAGAAGATCATCGAAGATCTGAAGAAGATCATCGAGTTGGAGCAGCAAGCCGGTGTCGGCGGCGGCCAGCAGGGCGGAGGAGGTGGCGGAGGAGGCGGTGATTCCTCCGGCGGTGACAGCAGTGGTGGCGACTCCAGCGGTGGTGGCTCTTCTGGTGGCGACTCGTCGGGGGGTGACTCCTCCGGTGGGGATTCCTCCGGCGGGGATTCCTCCGGCGGTGACAGCAGCGGCGGGGACTCTTCCAGCGGGGACTCCTCCGGCGACACCTCCTCCAGCGATTCCGGCACTCAGGACGCCCAGCAGTACGGGCAGGCGTACTACAAGGAGCTCCGGGAACAGTGGGACGCCATCCGTGCGTGGCTGAAAGAGCAGCGCCTCGCTGAGGACTTCAAGCAGACGCAGAGCTGGGATGCGCAGCAGGCCGGCTACGAGTTCGGCGAGAACCTCGCCAACGGCATGCTCAAATCTCTTGGCTCTGTGCAGGGCGCGGCCCAGTCACTAGCCCAAGCCGCAACAGCCCAAGCCCAAGCCGAGCTAGGCCGCATGGGGATGCTGGGTATTGCCGGGTCCGGTGCATCAATGATCGGGACCGGTGGCGCGGGGGTGTCCATAGCGGGCACGGGTGGTGCGCAAGCTCAGCAGCCGAGCGTGGAGTGCCATTTCTACGTGGATGGCAGCGAGATCACGAAGTACATCCGCAAGGAAATCAAGCAGGACCGTCGAGAGTTGGTGAGAGCGGTGGGGGCGCAGCGGCGATGACCACAACTATTACCATGCGTCCCACCGCGACTGGTCAGGCTGGCGTGTGGTCGGTGGTGGGGGCCGCGAGCGCGTGGCAGGCGTTGTCGGACAACTCCGACGCCTCCTACGTGCAGGCGGTCCCCACCTGCCGGCTGCCGGTCGATGTGATGGCGGTGTCGTTCGGGACACCGTCCATCCCATCCGGAGCGCAAATCTATTCAGTGGGTGTGCGTCGCCGGATCCAAACGGTGGTGGGCTTCCATGTCCAATGCTGCCACTGGTTCCGCTGCAACGGACCGCTGGCGGCCATCACCGCGATCATCTTTGCGATCATCCGGTTTTTCTTCGGATCGTGGTGCCCAGTTCAACCCATCACCCAGTGGGTTGAGGAAGACCTGCCGGCGACCACAACCGACCCCAACGGGAATGCGTGGACACTCGCGTCGTTCGCCACCCTCTACTACGAGTTCGGGAAGATAGACCAGACGGGTACCCCGCTGCGGGTGTCCGAAGTCTATTTGGATGTGGTGTATGACCAGCAGTCCACGGTCACTGTCACCGCGCCCACAGGCACTATTACAACGACGTGTCGCCCCACAGTGCAGTGGACCTATGCGAGTCCCGACTCGAATCCGCAGTCCGCCTACCAGGTGGCTGTCTACACGGCCGCCCAAGTAGTGGCTGTCGGGTTCGTGCCGTTCGTATCGACTCCAGAACAGTCCACTGGTGGCTGGATTCTCGGCGAGGCGCAGCTGTGGACGTTGGCCTCCGACATCGTCAACGGCACCTGGTACGCCTATGTGCAGGTACAGCAGTCCTGGGGCGGTGCCACCACGTTCCCGTCTGGTGTCGCATCCGGCTCATGGACCCAGTCCATCGCCGGAGCTCCCGTAGCTACCTTGTTGGATGCCAACTACGACCCGACGAACCATTGGGTGAAGCTCGACTTCCAGCCCGGCGGCTCCTCTCCGGTCACGGCGGCGTATGCGGTACAGGTGTCACGGGATTTGGCGCAAACGTGGTGTCCTGTTCGCGGTGGCCTGTTCCTGACGGCCACCGGTGGTGTGCAGACCGTGTATGACCTGGAAGCCCCAATCGGGTTGGTGTCGCAGTACCGGGTGTTGGCCTACGGGATGACCGGGTCTCTGTATTTCGCGGCGTCCGCGTATTCGTCGGTGTTGTCGGCGACACCGACCGGCACTGGTGATTTCATCCTGATAGACCCGTTGAACCCGCTGCTCACCACTGTTTTCCCCATCACGTATCAGGGGGACGCGGTAACGCGCCGCAGGGTGCAGGGCACATACGAACCGATCTCCGGTGAGCTGTTCGTTAACAAGATCGTTGTGAACGGCCCGCAGTATGGGCTTGAGGGCACGTTCACGGTGATTTTCCACAAGAACCAGCCAGCCGACTACTACGCCGCGTTTCTCGCGTTGGACGGCTCCGGGCACGTTCTGCTGCTGAAATACCCAACGGGAGAGTACCACTACCTGCTATTTGGGCCGGGCGCGGTGGGCTCGGACGAGTCGTACACGTGGGAAATGGACTTCAACGCATCCAAGCCGAAATATCGGAAGATGACAATCTCTTATACCGAGGTGGACCCTCCGCCTGTCACATCATAGGAGGAATGAATGCTCCCCACCTCTGATGCTTATCAGACAGCTGTCCAAACCTCTCACCAGTCCGTCGCGCTGGTCAATGTCATTAAAGACGGGAAAGTCGTGGCGATACTCCCCGTTTTCGATGGAGAGGTCACAGCCGACCGGACAGCGGCGAACCTGAGGCAATGCACCATCAGCATCGCCGACCCCACAGGGAAATACACCCCGGAAGACGCAACCAGCCTGCTGTTCGGGACCCAGCTGCAGTTGTTCCTGGGTGTGCGCATCCCCGGTGTGCAGCTTGTTGAGGACTACGACAACAGTCCGGCCACGTGGGCGCAGCGCACGAATCAGGGCATGACGGTTGATCCGGCCACCGGGAATCTTGTTCTAGCCTACGGAGTAAGTTAAGTGGCAACTCAGGTATTCACGAGCGCCAAGGGCCGTTTCATCGAAAAGGCCATGTTGCCGATCGGCACAGATGCGTTGCTGCTGGTACTGCTGAACAACACCACGACAGTCGTCGACAACACCCTGCGAAACCAGCCGACGCTTGCCGCAATCCTGTCCCTCTACACCGAGGCTACCTTTACCAACTACGCGCGCAAGACAGTAACCACAGGTATCACGATCACGACCTCGACGACGACGTTCTCCCAGACCTTGGCATTCGGTAACCCCACCTGGTCAGCGGCAGGCGGAACATTGAACAACACCATGACGAAATTCCTCGTCTGCTACAAGCCCACGTCGTCAACCCTGGACAGCGGAATCCTGCCGCTTATCCATTGCGACCTCACGACCCCCACGCAGGGCACCGATTATCTGGTTACGCTGCCGTCAGGCGGTCTGGCACCGGCGACCTGATATGACCACTTACTCGTATCCCCTAGAGTTTTACGATGTCGAAATTTCCACTTCAATTGAAAATAACGTCGGATACCCATTAACCGTAGGTGGGAACTTTACGCCAGGTGACCTGCGTGTGGGTGTCATTTATGCCATGTTCACGGCCGACACTCCTGGTAACGCTACCACTATTGGCGCGTCATTCGGACCGTGGACCATCAACGGATCTTTTGTATACACCCCAGCCGGTAATAATTATGCTATAGGTATTTGGGCGATCTCGCTACCGCTTACCCAAACGTCAGCTGACTTCAGTGAATTTATTACACTTGGCACAAACACGCTGAGTAACTGGGGTAGTATATTTTTCACTGTAAGAAAGCACAACGCCAGTTTCTCAGGTACCAACTTCCACGCTGGGTTCAACGCGGACGAAGCTGGCGATACAACAGCACCCATCAGTAGCATGACAGTCCCGGCTGTTGGCACCGCTATCTACGCCGGGTTCGCCGCAGCCCAGGGACTCGTCACCCCCACTGGCTACACCCCCATTTTTGATTCAGGAAACTCAGGGGCAAATTACAGCAACCTATCGACCGATGCGGGCGCGTTACTGGCGGGAATCTCCTTCCCGACGGGAAGCGGAACAACAGCTCCGACAAGTAAAGCAGCTAACCCGACGACACTGGCGGGTTGCACTTTATTCTTCGGTGCTACCCCCGACGTATCCACCGCGCTCACGGTGGCTACGGCCGAGGTTGACACGGCGAACGCGGTTACAGCGGCGAACCAGTCCTTGGTCACGTCGTTCCTGAATGCCGCAACACCCGAGGTTGACCTGGCGTTCCCGGTGTTCACCCCCCTCTACGGGGACAGCTTGTCGCAGCCGATCCTGCTGCCCGGGTTGCCGGTGACGGCGTCGAAGGTGTCGTGGAGCGCCACTACCTATGCGGCTGGGTCGGACGTGTTTGTGCACACCAGCATCAACAACGGCGCCACCTTCCAGCGCTGCACCAACGGCGGCGCGATCCCGAACTTGCTGCCGGGGAACACGACCGCGAAAACCGTACTGACGAAAGTGATTGCGGTGCGGGCGGCTGTCACTGACCCGACCCCACAAGTGGCGTGGCTGAAAGCCGACATGTCGTTCGACTCATACAACGACGAGCTAGTCAGCCTCGGTGTGTTCCTGATCGATGAAGTCGACATTACCGTGACAGGAGGAACCACAGGTGGCTCAGGAGGATCATCGGGCGGCGGGGACGGCGTCACCGGAACCGGAGGCGGAAACACCGGCGGCGGTCTCTCCATCAGCATTACCGGTACCGACCTATCCCTTGGGGTCGCACGTAACGCCTGGAATGATGTGTTCTTCATTCCTTACAACACAAACCGCGCCGACGCCATCCGGGAAATCATCGACAACCGATTCCCCGGACTCACTTACAATTTCGCGTCCACAGTCGAGACAACTACACAGCTAGTCTTTGGGACAGCTCAGGGAAACGATCCTTGGCAAGATGCGATGGACCTAGCCGCAGCGATCGGTTACGAAGTGTTCTTTGATGCCAACGGGGTGGTCACGTTCCGACCAGCCCCGGACCCGTCCAAAGGCACACCGGTGTGGGAGTTCAACGACGGCATGAAACCCACCGTCGTATCGGTGCAACGCACCCTGAACGACCAAACAACCTATAACTATGTAGTTGTCACCGGAGTATCCACATCAAACAGCGTTCCCGTCTCAGCTGTCGCCTACGACGACGACCCCAACTCTCCCACCTATATCCACGGTTCGTACGGGGTCAAGTCGTACTACTTCCAATCGGCAGCGATCACCACAACCACGCAGGCCCAGGCAGCGGCTGATGCGCTGCTACGGCAAGTATTGGGGGCGTGTGACACCACCGTGTTGACGAATGTCCCGATGGCCGCGCTGGAACCCGGCGACATCGTGTCCGTCAACATCACCGAAGCGAAAGCATCTGGCAACTACCTCCTCAACGCCATCACGACGCCACTGTCGGGGGCCGAGGCGCAGCAGTCCACCGTGTACCGGCAATCAACAAGCTAAAGGAGGTGCTGCTGTGCGTCGTGATCCCACCATCGACGAGCTGGCTCGTATCTTGGCGCGCCGTGACATGCAGGTCCGCGTTCCCCGCCAGTTCCCGGTCATGTCAACCCAGGGGACGATTTCCTACGCGGACCACGGATCGAAAACGTGCAGCCTCACCCTCGCGGGATCACTCGTGGAAATCCCCACCGTCTCCTACATCCAAGCGTATTCCCCGGCGCATCTTCCCCAGCCGGGGCATACATGTTGGGTGCACATACCCCAAAACGGCGACATTGTGATCATGGGACAGCACATTTCACCGTTCGAGTCCTTCAGTGTCTAGCCACCGGCATCGGCTCGCCCCGCCGTACGCGTGGTGGGTCAGCACGGTAATCGTCATCATCTCCTACGCGGCGATCGGCGTGACACTGATACTGCAGCCGGAGAGATACGACGCCACCCCGTCTTACGGACTGCTGCTCGACATGCTCGACCAAAAGATATGGGGAATCGTGTACCTACTGGCCGCCGCCACGTTGGGGTTGTCTTTGTGGCGAAGACGCAGACGGACACTGTTGATCGTCGCGCACACGTTCGCCATCGCTCTGACCACTGTGTGGCTGGGTGCATTCGTCATCCGCTACCTGACAGATTCCGGTACGACCATCGTCAACGTTGCATCTTGGGGGGTTTATCTGGCTCTGTTAGTTAGGTCCGCTGTCGATATCGACGACGGGCACCGGCCGACGCTGCCAGTCGCACCGTGACCCCCGTAGAGATCACATCGGTGTTCGCGGTCATCGTCACCGCATTGTCCCCTGTGATGGTCCCCTTGCTTCTGCGGTGGCGCCAGACGAAACAGGACAACGCGTCCACCGAACTCGTGTCGTGGCAGGGCATCACCACTGTGTTGCAGAAGGAACGCGACCAGTTGAGGGCGGAACTGACCGGTGTGGAAGACGAGTTCAAAAAGAAGATCGCGGTCATGAAGGACGAGCATGCGCGGGAGATGAACCAAGCGCGGGAGCGCATAGGCGAGCTAGAGCGGACAGTGTTGTTTCTGTCCTCCCAGCTACAACCCAGGTACCAGACACCAGAACCGCCACGGTGATAGCCCAACGGGTGTTGGCGGAAGTCCTGGTCGGGGTGTCACTGTTCAGTCTTGTCGTGCAGGTGTCCGGCTGGCGGCGTCTCGGATCGCCACCCACAGACCCGCAAAAGAAAATGGTGCATCGCGGGTTGCTGCGAACGGCGAGGTGCCGTGTCGCCGGGGCCACGCTGTATGTGCTGTTGGGTTTGGCGATGTTGACATGGCACCGGTCGTTTCCGGCGGCCACATTAATACTCTTCTCCGGAATACAGATCATGTGGCAACTCAACTCGTTCGCCGATGTTCGTTTACGGCGCCGCCTAGGCGAAGAGGGAATAGATGACTTCCGTTAACATCGAGTACAACCCGAAAGACGATGTACCCGGGTTGAGACCGGACCCCATCCCGTGGCCGGCCGATCCCGGCGCACCTAAGTGGTTGCCACTTGAGCCGGCGCCGCAGCCTCAGGACGCGTTGCCGGTCGCCGATGTACTGGTGGTGACCTACACGGTCGCTGAGGGTGAAGCGTTGGCCGACGTCCTGACCCCGGGCCATGCCGCCGCCGACTGGACGGCCTACAAGAACAACTGGGCCAATCTGAAGCCGATGCTCGGGAAGGGGGCACCGGCGCTGCGGGAGGGATGTGCCGCTCGGTGGGCGCTCTGCCAAATCGGTGACCAGAGCACGGAGATCGGCAACACGACCGTGGTCCTGGTGAAATCCAACTTCCACCCGTCCACGGACGGCCCGCGACTGCCGATGGCCGGCCTGTGGGCGCAAATGATCGAACAGGTGCGGCCGAGGCTAGTACTCACCACCGGCACCGCTGGCGGGGTGGGTGCTGACACGCTGCTCGGCGATGTGATTGTGACGTCGAAGCTGCGGTGGGACTGCACCACCAAGTTCAAGTCTCAGAAGTGGGCGCAAGCGACCCACACCTCCGACGGTGGCCAGCGGCTACTCAGCGACTTCGATGTCCAGCGGTACCTCGGCGTGTGCGAGAAGTCCCTGCTCAAAGCCAACGCCGCGAAACTCCCTACAGCCATCCGGACCCCCCTGGTGATCGACTCAATCGACACCGACGTCGAGACCATCACCACTGACTTTTTCGCGTTCGACGATGCCGCCGACCACTACGGACTACGCGCCTATGAACCCACCGCGCGAGCGGTGGAGATGGATGATGCCGCGCTCGGGTTGGTGTGCTCCTCGATGGAAGCACCCCCGCCGTGGCTGTCGGTGCGCAACGCGTCAGACCCGCAAATGAATGGGCCGAATGTGCGAGCCGAGGACAAGCAGGCAGCCGCCATATACCGCAAGTACGGCTACTGGACGACGGTGAATAGCGCCATAACCTGCTGGGCGATCATCGCCGGCATGGGCAGCTAAACCGGGAAACGAAAGAACAGGAGAGGAAACAATGCGACGTCTAGTTGTGTCAATCTGTGCTGCCGCGTTGGTGGCGGGTGGCGTGGCGCTGTCCAGCGGAACCGCGCTGGCCGATGTGCCGCACCCAGGTTGCGGACCCCATCACCACTGGGACGGCCACCACTGCGTCATCGACGCACCGATTCATCCGGACAGTTGGTTTCACCCCGGCGTGTGGCTGCACAGCGTTTTCAGCCACTTCCACCACCCGGCGCCGCACGCGCCGTTCCACGGAGGACACCACCATGCGTAAGACCATCATCACCCTGGCCATAAGCGGCCTGAGCGTCTTCGGGTTCGGGGGTGTAGCCGGCGCGGCCGGGCATCACGACCCAACCCCGCCGTCGTGTACCCCAGCCGCCGGGTCCACTACGTGCACCCCCACGCTGCCGGGTCGCACGCTGCCGCCGTGCACTATCACAGGCACCGAGACGTCATGTAGCGACCCGCTGCCTGCCCGCCCCGGATTCCCCGTAGGAAATCACTTCAACGATCGGTTCAACGGTCACGTAGTGATTCTGGACGGCGGCCCGCAGCTCGATGTGTGTAGCTCTCCGGACTACAGCACCTTCGTGCTGCGCAACCAGGTGTACCGGGACCGGTTCGGCACTGTGTTCGGTCCCAACCCGCAAGCCCGGTTCGTCCAGCTGCACCAGGCGTGCAACACGACCACGAACACTACGGTCGACGGTAACTGCACCACCGTGACCACCGCCTACCAGAACTACACGGATCGGGTTAACCGGTGGAACTCGCTGGCCACCCAGTACCGGGGCCTCCGAGTGCTGAACACGGTGCAGATCGGTCAGCTGCGTTCCCTGCAGGCGGACCGTGACCATTGGCGGGACGTGTACCTGCGGGGCAACAACGTGCGCACAACCAGCAACACCACCTGTTCAACCCCAACCACAATCAACAACATCACCGTGCAGGAGGCGCCTGCCGCCTGCGGCTGCGCCGCCCCGTCCGCGTTGACGGCGCCAGTCCCGAACTCGACACCGGCGACGGTCACCGAGCAGGCCCCGGCACCGGTGTATGTCAACCCCGCACCGGTGCCAAACGTGTCCAAGGGCATCGACACCGGAGACGGCAGTGTGCCGCTCGAACAGTGGTGACATTCCGGGTTGCGATAGCGGTTGCCGCTGTCGTGGCTTGTCTGGGCGGCTGCGGGCCGGCCGGGGTGTCGAACCCGGCCACCCTGCGGCCGGGGCTGGCACCGAAACCGGCTTCGGCGACACCAGCCCCAACGGGGCTGCGGATACCGTCGATCGGTCTCGACTCGAAAAAACTGTCGAACGAACCGTTTGAGCCGTTGGGGTTGGCGTCCGACGGCACCATGCAGGTGCCTGACGTCAAATCTCCGGCCAGGTATGGGTGGTACTGCCCCAACGGTCTACCCAAGTGTGGGCAGCCCTCACCGGGTCAACCGGGCGGCTCCGTCATCGTCAGTCATGTCAACGGTGGCGGCCACCGGGGCGGCTTCTATTCATTGGCCAAAGTCAGCGGCACCGGCGATGTGCATTTCAACGTGAAAGTCGGCGACGAAATCGACGTCGACCTAGCCGACAACATTACGCAGGTTTTCAAGGTGACCGAAACGTTGGCGCCGAAGAAAACCGCGTTCCCGGCGTCAACGGTGTGGGGCGATTTTCCGACACCACGACTGACGCTCGTGACCTGCGGCGGAACCCTAGACGCCGCACACCACAACTATCTCAACCAAATCATGGTCGTCTCTGACCTGGTCGGCAGTAGTAACACGAACTAGGAGAGCCCATGGCTCAACCCGAAAGACCGTTCAACCCCGAAGACTGGGAACTGGTCACGCGCTCAGAGCTGCGCCGGAACCTGGATGAAATCTGGTCCTACATTTTGGACCAGGAAGAGTCAATCAACATATTAGGAGAAAAAGTGGCTGTACAGCAGGCCGACCTTGACGCTCTCGCTCAGACGCTGTCCGATGAGAACTCGGACCTGAACAGCGCGGTTACTGGTATCCAGGCGGAGATCACCGCTCTTCAGAACCAGAACCCGGCCCTGGACATCTCCGGTCTTCAGGCGCAGGTCGACAGCATGAAGACCGCTGTGGACTCGGCCGCCGCGCTGGTCCCGCCGGCCCCGGCTCCCGGCCCGGATTCCGGCAAGCGCCGGAAGTAACGCCCCGATACACCGAGCCGTCCCTGGAGGTTTCCTCCTGTTGCCTTCCAGGGGCGGCTCGGCCCCTTCCCGTAAACAGGAGGCTCGGTGGATAGGGGACTGGACTACTCAGCTGGCGTACCGGGTACCGCAACGATCCTGGCTGATGGATACACGTTTGTCATCCGCTATGTGGATGACCCTAATGAACAGTTCGGCACCAAGCACGTGGACCCCGGCGAATACCTGGCGCTCCGCAGTGCCGGTGTGGATGTCTACCTAGTTTTCGAGATCGGCACGAACGACTTCACCGGCGGCTTCCTGTCCGGTGTCGAGTACGCCACCCGTGCTCTCGCCGGAGCTCAGTGGGTCGGTTACGACGGAATTGTATTTGCCTCCGTCGATACCCACCTCGCAGATGGCCAGCTCCCCACTGCCCTCGAATACATTGACGGGTTCATTCACGTACTCGGCAATGCCCGAACCGGCGTGTACGGGTTCATAGAAATCATCGACGCCTGCACCGCATCCGGACGGGGCGTCGCCTGGTGGCAGTGCGGACATCAACCAGTGCTGGGATCGGCCACGCAACTGTGGCAAGACAACCGGCCGTCGGGAACTGTCACCGTTGGCGGTATCTCGTGTGACGTGAATTGGATGCTGAAACCGCTAGGAGCGGGCGATATGACCCCGGAAGAGTCTCAGATGCTGTCGGATGTGCACGCCCAGCTGTGCAGCCCGCTCCCGGCCTGGGGTGGGGGAGTGACCGACGACCAGGACACCCCCTACAACATGTTTCAGTATCTACTGCGGAACAATGTCGAAATCCACCAGTCTCTGCAGAAGTTGGATTCGTTCTCCGTTGGCGAGGCTGGGGACTTCGGCGCCATCTCCGATGCGGATGTCTCCCGTATCGCCACCGAAGTGATCCGGCAGCTGTCCGCGAAGTTTCAGTGAACCGCCGATGTCGACATGCCTGGTTGTGTTGGCTCGCGTCATCAGCCCTGGTGTTCAGCTACCTGGAACTGCGTGGCTACAAACACCGCTGCCACCCAACGCTGTCCCGTGAACTACAGGCGTGGACGAAACCGCTCGGCAGAAACGGGCCGTGGGTGTTCGCGGTGGCCGGCGCCGCACTTTCTTGGCACCTGTACGTCCTCAAGGAACTCCCCATCAAGCAGGAGACCCCATGATCACCAGCAAGGCGTTTTGGATCGCGTTGGGCGAGAGAGCCGCGAAGACGGCGGCGCAGACGTTGATCGCGGTGTGGGGGGCGCAGTCGTTCAACGTGATCGCCGCGAACTGGCAGTCCGTCCTGACGGTTGCACTGGGGGCTGCCGCGATGTCTGTGCTCACCTCACTGGCCGGGCTCCCCAACGTGCCGATGGCGCCCCCGATCGCGGCTGCTGCGCAGCGGTCCCCCCCTGGGCCGGCGACTGCCCCGATGGCTGTGTACGGCGACGGCCGCCACGAAGTCCACGCGGAAGGGGAGCGGCTGTGACCATCGGGGCTGTGCTCCTTGTCGGCGGGCGCTGGTACTAGATGGCCGCGCTCCAATATGACCTACCGATTAATCAGGGTGAGACGTGTAGCTTCACGTTTCCGGTGTTCGACGGCTCCGGTGATCCGCTCACCGTAGACGGCTGGACGGCAAAGGCCCAGATACGCCGCTACCCCCACTCTGTTCCCGTGTTCTATGAGTGGTCGGCCGACAACAACAACATTGTTGTATCAGGCACCAGTGTCACCCTACAGCTGCCAGCGGCTGATTCGGCCTCGTGGACCTGGAATAACGGCTACTACGACTTGTATCTGTATGACCCTGACTCGACGCCAACCCGCATCGCCGAAGGCGCTGTCCGGGTCAGTTCTGAAGTAACCCGATAGGAGAATGATGACCAACCCTGTACGGACCTGCCTGGCGTGCGGCCAGACCGATGACCACCCCAGACATGTCATTGCGCTGCCCGATGGCAACGACGTTACTTACCATTTTGACTGCTGCAAGATTGTCAAGGGCTGCGAGCACTGCACCGAAGCGCTTGAGCACGCCGATGGCGCCAAGGGCAACGACTTGCGCGCGCACCTCACTCGTGATTGGGAGAATGCCTGATGGCTAACCTCGTTTCGGTTGAAGCGGGCAACATTATTGGTGCGTCGCTGGGTGTTTCCACCTATACTGCCTTCAATACCACCGGTGGACTTGGCCACTTAAAGCTGATCAGTGGCACCAGTGGCACGAACACGTCGAACAGCACCGCGACCACGGCCGGTACTGAGGTCACCGGCGGCAGTTACGCCCAGTTTAGCATCCCGGCTTCGGGTGCGTTCTGGCCGACTGGCACGCCGTCCACTGGGTCGCTAACTAACAGCGGGGGGGTGGCGACCTTTACTGGCATGCCGGCTATTTCGGTCTACGGTATTGAGATTTGGGACAACACAGGGACCCCGGTGCGTAAGTGGTTTGGCTCATTGATTGCGTCTAAGACTCTAGGAGCAGGTGACACGATTACCTTTCCTGCGTCCTCGATTTCGCCGTCGCTCTCATGACATCACGTTGGTACAACGTTCTGGTTCGCCAGTCGTGTGGTTCTCATGACGTGCAGGCCGGTGGAAATCACTACCTAGCCGCCATGCCCAGTCATCAGTAGTTGATTGAGCGAGGGGAGATGGCCAGTGGCGACCGTCGAATATGTGGGCGGTGGCATCACCAGCGCGGTGGACACGGCCGCCGCCACGACCACGGTCGCCGTCCCGCTTTTTACCGGTACCGCCGTTGGCCAGCCGATTATCCTGGCGGTGGCGTCGGACGCGTCATCGGGCAGTTGGACTACGCCTACCGGGTGGACGGTATTAAAGGCTAGCACCGCGATTCTCTCTGACGTGGTCGCCGCTGTGTACTACAAGTATTCCTCGGGTGCCGAATCCAGCACGGTGACGGTGACCGGCCCTTCCGGGCACATGGTGGGTTCGTCGGTGTCGCTGCGGTGCGCGTCTAGCACGTCGCTGGCGGCGACTATAGGCGCGGTATCGTCGTCTACATCGACTACTTCTCCCACTTCGGGTGGAACGCTCAGTCCCGCCATCCGAACTAACGGGTTGGCCGTGCGTGTCTACATAATGTCAACGAACTCATCAGCGGCCAATGCCACCTTGACCGGACCGGCCGCGCCCTGGGTAAATCAACAAAAGTTCATCAACTCAACTTCCACAAGTGCGTTCTGTACCGGAATCTGCATTTCCACGCAACCTAGTTCCGTGTCAGCCGTTGGCGCCACCGCCTCCGCCGCGTCGGCATGGATGGTGGTGGATTCCTGGTGGATTGATGGGTTTTACCCTCCTATCAGCCCGAGTATCTCACCTCGGATGCGGTCCTTTAACTATTAAGGAGGCCCGGTGCCCGCACCTAGGCCGATTTATGCCATGTCCGTGGACGCTATCGCCCTGGTCGCCGCAACCGCAAAGACTATCGCTGAAATAAAGACTCCGTCCACCACAGGCATCGTTCCCCTCGTGTGGTGGGTAGAGTTCGACGGCACAACCTCTTCCTCGACTCCAGTCAAAATAGAGGTAGGTCGATTCTCAGCGGCGGTCACTACTATATCCGCGTTCACTCCATCAAAAACCAACTATGGCGACAACAGCTTGGCCTCACAGTGCACCGTTGGGAACAACTGTTCCAGTGAGGGTGCCGGTACCGCATCAGATGTGGAAATCCATAGGGTGCCCCCCACGTCGGGGCTGATATTCCAGGAATCCTTAGGTATGGAATGGACTGTAGGCGCGTCCGCGTTCTGGCGAATTAGATGTACAGCAGCGGCAGCTGTTAACGTGACGTTCGGAATTCGCTGGACTGAGTAGGGAGCTAATTCGTGGCTCGTCTCGGCAGAAGTCAACCGAACCACGCTCAGCTACGCCCACCAGTCGCGTCAAGTACTGCCACCCAGTCCGGCGCTGTCACTATGTCGGACAGCGTCACCACGTTCACCACCAGTGGCGCGGAGTTCGTCACCACCATCGGCGCGGTAGCCCTCACGGCGACCAGCACCATCACTGCCGGCGCAACGTACGCAGCTCAAGGACAGGTCACGCTCGCGGCCGGCACCACGCTCGCGGCCGGTGACCTGTACACGGCGGTCGCGGCCTTGAGCATGAGCGCGGCGTCGAGCTTGACCACGTCGGCGGTACAGACCCAGTCCGGCGCCGTGACCATGGGCGCCAGTTCAGGTCTGACCGCTGGCGCGACCCGCACGCAGCCCGGCGTGGTGTCCATGGACGTGAGTTCAGGCATCACTACCAGCGCCGTCCAGACCGAGTCCGGCGCGGTCGTCATGTCCTCGGCCAGCACTTTGACCAGTGCCGGTACCCGTACCCAGTTCGGCGCGGTGACCATGGCGGCGGCCAGTGGGCTCAGCGTGGCGCCCACGTACACGGGCGTGGCCTCGGCCAGCATGAGCGCATCGAGCAGCCTGACCAGCACCGCGCTGTACACGGGCATCTCAGCGGCTTCCTTGAGCGCGTCTGCCGACCTCACGGCCGGTGCCCTGTACGTCGGGGTGGGCGCGGTGGCCATGTCGGGCGCAAGTTCGCTGGTCAGCACGGCGGTGTGGACCCAGTTCGGTGCTGTGTCGCTGGCCGCGAGCGCGACCTTGACCGCGAGCGCGGGCGCACTAGTCACGGGCGCGGTCGCCATGGCCTCGGTCAGCACGTTGGTCAGCGGAGCTATCTACGTCGGTGTCGGCGCGGTGTCCATGAGCTCGGCCAGCAGCCTCACCAGCACGGCACTCCACACGGGCGTGGCTGCCGTGAACATGACAACCGTTGCCAGTCTGACCAGCACAGCCCTGTACGCCGGACTAGCAACGGTCGCCATGTCCGGTGCCAGTAGCCTGGTCTGCGCTGGCGTTCGTACCCAATTCGGGACCGTGCTGATGGCGGGCGCCAGCACCCTAACCACGGCTGCTGTGTGGACTCAGTTCGCGGCCAGCACTATGTCCGCGTCCAGCTCCCTGGTGTCCGGCGTGGTGTACACGGGCGTTGCGGCAGCCACGATGAGCGCGGCTACCGCCCTTGTCTCGGCCGGCATCCGCATCCAGTTCGCGGCAGTCACCATGGCCTCGGCCAGCTCGTTGACCAGCACTGCTCGGTACGACGCGCAGGGTGTTGTGACCATGGCCGGCAGCTCAAGCATGTCCTTGAGCGCGCTGTACACCGGCGTGGCGGCATGCACCATGGCCGCCCTGTCCAACCTGCTGGCCATGACCGCCGGCAACACGGCCGGCACCGTGTCCATGTCCGGGAGCAGTTCGCTCATTTCGGCCGCGCTGTACACAGGTGCGGCGGCGGTGGCTATGAGCGCGACCGCGAGCTTGACCGCTCAGGGCCGCTACACAGGCATCGCCGCCTCAGTGCTCAGCGCGACCTTGAGTCTTACCGTGGCCGGCACCTACGTTGCGGTCAGCTCGGTCAGCATGACCGCGAGCACGTCGCTGGGCAGCTCCGCGATCTATACCGGCGTGGCCAGCGTGGCTATGAGCGCCGTGTCCACGTTGCTGGCCAGCACGGCTAGTGGTGTGTTCGGCGCTGTATCGCTGGCCGCCCAATCAGCACTGTCCACGTCGGCACGCTACGACGCGGTCGGCCTGGTAGCGATGAGCGCGACGAGCTCGTTGGCCGCCGAGGGGCTGTACACAGCGGTGGGCGCGGTAGCCATGGCGGCGAGTTCCGCCCTGTCGAGCAACGCCTTCGCCACAACGTCAGCCCTGGCGCCCATGTTCGCTACGGCGAGCCTGGCCGTGCTCGCACAGCGCATCCTGTTCGGCGCGACGCTCATGTCGGCTCAGTCCGAGCTCATAGACAACGCGCTGGTCACGGTGACCGGCGACGTGGCCGCTATGAGCGCGTCGAGCACGTTGACGGTCACACCGATCATCGTCATCGACGCCGCCGTGAACATGGTGTCGGTCGGCCTGCTGGTGTCCGACGCCGAGTTCCACCTCGGCGGTGTGGTCTACCTCACCGCGTATTCCCGCCTGCGGTTCCTACTCGTCTACACCAAACCGCTCACGGCGGGAATCCCAGTCGTCACCGTGGCTGCGCACGCCGGCACACCAAGGCTGCTATCTGTTCCCTACGCGGCGCTGCCCACGCTGCTGGTCGCCGCCCACACCCGCAACCCCGTCAAAAACACTGCCATCTATGCCCAACCACCCGTCATCACCACCGAGGCGTCCACCGCCACGTCGACCGTCGCCATCGGATAGGAGTCACCATGACCGCGTTTCTGCCCACCTCCGAGCTAGCCAAGGTCAAGAACTTCGTGCAGTTCAGCGGTACCGTGTCTGCGTTCAACACCGCGTTGCAGGGCGCATTTGCTGGCGCTAGCGTGACCATACAGACACAGGCTGACCCGAACACTGGTTTCACCAGCAATGCTCAGGTGATCATCAACGACAATCAGCAGGTGGTCTCCGTGGCGCCCAACAACTGGCTCGGCTTCAATGCTGGCGTGTGGGAGCAGTACACCCCCGCGCAGATGAACGGTGGTATTAACTCTCAATACGCCCCCTACTTCACCTCGTGATCCTGGTCCGCCGGTTGGAATGTGACGGTGGCTGGACCTCGCATGCGTTCAGCCGCAGGGGTGCGGCGATCGAACGGGACCGCCACCGTGGCGTGTGCCGGGGACTGCCGAAGCTCGACTCGACGAGCAGCGAGTTCCTGCTGTGCCGCAAACGGCACGCCGGCTGTGGCTGGCTGATCAGATTCCGGTGGTGGCAACTACGCGAGGCCAACCAGAAACGGGACCTACACGAACAGTTCTGTATCTACCGGTAGCGAGCTACAACCCTCTTTTTGTGGGGGACGTGGGCAGACACGAGGCCCGCGACAATCTTCGTCGCGGGCCTCGTGTCGTGCGTGCGGCAGGTCGCTGTCAAGTTGGTGAGCTCGCGGCGATCCTGACGTCCTAGCTGGTGCCACAAGGCCTCGACCTCTGGTTGGGGCCTTGTGGCATGTCAAACCTTGTTTTTGGAGCCGGGGTGCGTCCGCTTGCTGGAGCGACCGCATCTCGGCTACCACGAAGGTCTTGAGTTCGGTTACCAGCCTGACTCTGTCTATCTGGTCGCATCTGAGGTGATGCTTCGGACACCATATCACGTACCAGAAGCCCCCCTGCCCCCTGCCCAGCAGCAGGTAGAGCGGGGGGCTTTTTTCGTCGCGTCTTAGGCAGCCTTTCGGGCCTCGCGCGCCTGGTGGACGGCACACGCATCCTCCCACGACACCCCCCGGACCTTGCGTTGCTGGTCCCGCAGTTCGCGCCGGTAGGACTGTTTCGCGGCTTCCCGGCACCACAAGCATTTTCGGTCCAACTCGGCGTGTAGGCGGTGGTCGACACGGCGCACTGCCAGGAACACGGCGACCGGGGCTGCGATCAGTACCAGGAACAGCAGGAACCCGGCGCCCGCGTCGCTGTCCAGCGCCCCCGGCAGTCCGACCGCCAACAGTAACACCAGCGAGACCAGGCCGACGCGGTAGGAGAAACCACCCCGGACGGTACGGCGGTAGACACGCATGGCCGGGGGTCCCTCTACTCGGGGGGCTGAACACTCAGATATCGGCATAGCCGTACGTGCCGTTACAGGCTCGTGGTGGCGACGAGGGGGATAGCCTTCCTTCACCGCGACAACCGGGTGAGACTGCCCCACCCAGCACCTACCGACCCGCTCCCACTGGATCAGCCCCGGCGTGCCGGTGCCATCGACGGAGCACCCGCGCTCGCGCCAGCCGAGCTCTTCCCGAATCACACGCCGGTAGGTCGGGTGCTCGCCGTAGCGGGTCACGGTGTGCACGTCGCGGTCAGGCTCGTCGATGGTGGGCCACCAGTAGTCCTGGTCCTCAGGCGGGTCGAGCGGTAACCCGCACTCGCAGCGGTCAGCCACGGTGCATCCACCGACTCAAGGAACCGACCGCCAGTGACCGGGCGATGGGGCTCAGTGACTTGAGGGCCATCTGGGCGAGGGGGCAGGGGTAGGCGATGGTTGTGAAGTCGGCGCACGCCGCGCAGTTGCCCTTGCCGTCGCGCACGTGCTCTCTGATGAAGAGCTTGGCCAAGTCCGGTGAATCGCGCAGGTTCCGCGCGAGTGGACCACAGGACGACCTTGGCATGCGGATCATGGGAGGAAACCCTGGCCTACGTGACGGTCGCCACTGGTGCCACTGTGGCACCACTTCATAAGGGTGCCACAGTGGCACCCTTATACCGCTAACCCGAGACGGGAAGCCAAAGCCCGAGACTCACGGTCGACCAAGGGACCACCCGAGGTGACGAGCTCGCTGGCCAAACCCCGCGCCAGGGGATGGCAGCGCATCGACTCCTCAGACACCGACGTCGCCCGCTCAAGGACGTGCAAGGCGCCGGTGTAGTCCCGAGCGCCGGCGTAGGCCCGCGCGGTTTCCAGCCAGAGACGCGCCCGGCGGTCGATACTGTGCAACTGGTCAGGGTCCACCTGCCTGGCAGCGTCCAACGCGCCACGAGACTTGCGCAGGTCCACCTGCACCGACACAGCGGTCAACGCCGCGTTGGGCGCACCGAACAGCGTCCACGGATGCATGTAGGCGCGGGGCAACCGCTCGACCATCCCACCGGCCAGGTCTAGGCAACGCAACGCGTCACCCTCACGCCCCAACCTGGCCGCCGTGATAGCACTATGCAGCTGGTTGGAGCCCCACAGCGCGCGCGCACTCGGATCGTCAGCCTCAAGGCGGGGCTCAAGCAGCCGGCACGCATCCTGCGTCAGGTTCCACGCGTCGTCCTCCCGACCGGTCGAGCGCCACACGTTGCCCAACACCCACGCGGCGGCGGCGAGCGTTTCCGGGTCGTCAGCCTGGGTTGCGGCGTCCATGCACCGGTCAGCGGCCAACCACAGCAGCGGCGCCTCAGCAACCCACGCCAACACCTGCTCACACAGTGCGTAAACGCCGGCTAGTGCGATGTTCGCCTGGCGCCGGGGGTCGCCGTCGAGAACCCGGGCGGCGCGCCGGGTATCGCGGATCAGCGCTGGTAACAGCGTCCCGGCGTCAGTGCGGGGCCGGATCGAGGCGTGCCAGGTCCGCCAGGCGTGCGCGACACGCTCGTGCAGAGCGGCCATATCGGGCGCTGGCTCGGTGCGAAACGCGAGTATGTGGTGTTCGATGGCCTCACGGATAGGGGGCACTACGTTGAGCATGGGCCGCCGGTCAAGGTTCAGCTCGGTGTCGTCTCCGATCAGGTCGCGCAGACTCGACAAGCCGAGCACCTCCGCGAGCCTGATCAGCATCTCGGTGGAAGGAGGCCGCCGCCGCCCGGACTCGATGTTTTTGAGCCACGCTTCTGACTTCCCGACCAGACCCCCCAACACAGGCCGAGTTTTCCCGGTGCGCTCACGGATTCTCTGGATGCGGGTGCCGATCGGCAACCCGGCGAGATCATCGGCCATGCCGACACCAACCTTCGCGGATTCATCCCACCCCCGCGCGGAACCCCCGGTCCGTCGACCGGGGGCGTTGTCCTCCGCGAAGAGGTCTCCCGATGCTACCGCCGAGACCCGGGCACGTCGATGCGCCGGCCGGGTCTCGGCCGCTGAGTGTCGCTGTCGAGCCGTTCTCCTCGCACCGCCGGCACGGCCGCCACGCCTTCCCGGACGGGCTACGGCGCTTCCCGGTGCCCTCGCAGCGCCCGCACCGCCGGTAGGGCCACACCGCGCAGGTGATCACGTATCCGACCACCCAGACGGCCCCGACCAGGGCTAGTACGTCCAACGCGGGATGCCTCCTTAGACGCTAGGAATCGGGTTTGTGCAGCTCAGTGAGCCGTAGCGGGGATAGACGAGGGCTAGACCTGCCTATCCCCGCTGGGCTCACTCCACCGCGCTGTTAGAGGTTGTAGTCGTCGATTTCTCCTCGTGCGTAAGCCTCTTCAAGAGCGGCACGGCCACCCTGAGTGTTTGCCCGTTCGAGATGCAGCGTGACGCTCTCGCCGTCGCCATCTCTGAGAGCTTGATTGGCATCGCCGGCATGTTTCCTCTCCCACGCTCGGTGATGGGCGGCACTCGCGGCGGCATCACTTTTGCTGATCTTTCCCATTCCTGGTCTCCTCTTCTCGTAGCTCCATCGCGGATCGGATGGAGAAAGGGATTCACCGCATGACCTTCCTGGCCTCACTTCCCGTTCCCGTAGTCTCCGCGACTAAAGGCTGCTCCTCCGGGGCAAAACTATCAATCTCGATCTCGCACTCGTCCATGTCAGAGGCATGGTCAGTCCACTACTTCCACATCGCACGGCAAGGTGGTCAGGATGTCGCCCTTGTTGGTATGCACCGTGACCGTCTGGCCCTGATAACGACGACCCAGTACCGTGAAATCATTCTGAGTGACGGTCGATGGCTTGGTCACCCGGGCGGCTTTCCCCCTGCCGGTAAGGATGGTAGACCCGACCGGTACATTCTCCGCTTTCTTGCGCATGTCAGTCCTTCTTGTCTCCGGTCGTCCACTCATTACGGGTCACTGTGCGGTCACAGCGTCAGAGTCAGGGAGCGAACCTGCGCTACGAAATCCTTCAGTCGCTTGTGCTCGGATAGCACAGCCCGCAAATCGGTCTTGTCCACGGTCACGGCGTCAGAGTCAGGGAGACGATCCAGCGCGGCATAGAGACGTTGCTCGCTTTCGGCGATGGAAGGCTGCCCATCCTTCAACACAGACACGTTCACAGAATGATGATTTGTCCGCGCTGCATTTTCCGCTATGTGGTCATTCCAGTACGGACCCGACTCGGTCATCGCGCAGTCTTGGCAACTATACCCCGTGGTGTGGCCATCGCTACTGTGCCAAATCGTAATGTAGTGCCTGCCTATGGCGAACATGTCAGTTCTCCTCGTCTACGGTCGTACTGCTCGATTTCGGTGCCGGCAATCCCGCGAACTTGCGCAGCGTGTCGATACGGGTACGAAGTTCCAGAATCTGGAAACGTGCACCAGGCTTAGAGGTTTATGCAGAAGCCAGGTGCTTGCCAGCCCGGAGCCCGCTGAGCTGCATCGATGGTGCGTGGGGCCTGGCCGCTGGGGAGTTTTGCATAAGCCTCTTAGTCCCATCGAGCTGTTCCTGGTACTGCTCGATCTGGAACGCGGCGGCGGCGCGCAGCGTGTTGCATGCGACGGAATATGCATGGTCCAAATCATTGTCGGCATCACAGTAGGCCAGGTAGATCACGTCCGTTGCCGCGTCGAACCGTTCCTTGTCCATGTCAGAGTGCCTTTCCCTCAAGGGCGGCAAGTACCTGGCGAACACGAAGCGGAAGCAACCCCACCGGTAGGCCGGCGTGCGCATCCCTGTCGATGATCGGGCCCTGTCTCGGTGACGGTCTCGGTCATGTCAGCCCTCCGTAATCCAGTCGTCCTCATCCTCGCACTCACCCATCTTCTGCATGCCTCAAGTATAGCCGTGTGTACATACACAGTCAAGGGTCAACACCAGCTCACCTAGACGATGCGTACCAACACCGCTATACTAAAATCATGGACCGAGGCGAACCCCACCACAGCTTCCGAGGAGAACCCGGGACACGCTGGCAACAAGACTGGAACGACTTCAAACAAGCCACCGGCCACGGGGGGGCATCCGCCGTCATCCGTGACCTCATCCGCTGGTACATCCGCCGAGGCGCGGCACCTAGACGACCCGAGAACATCCCAGCAGACCGGGCTCGGAAGTTAGACGACACTCCGTCCACCCCGGACTAGCCCGGGAACGCTTCCTCGCAACTGAGCCACAACGCCACCGACGCCATCAACACGACCGCGCGCTGCAGCTCCGGACCCAACACCGGATCGCCCACAAGCACATCCCGTACGGCCGCCAACTCCCGCGTTGCGTCCTGAGCCGCAACAGCCAAACGCTCCCGGTCAGTCACCACGACCCCAATGCTTCCAACCCCATCAACTTCCGTAACCCCGTCCGACCAGCCGAGCCCCCCAGCGTCGGCGCCGCCCGGTCGAGCCGCACCACCAGCACCGGACGTTGAACGCGCCACGCGACCTGTTCGTGGGATTACCCGAGCACCAGCTGCAGGGCTTCCAGGGATACCGCCACGAGTGCGCAAGCCACACCACCAAACCGATAACGAGCAGGATCACCGCGTTAGTCACCGATCGGCTCCTTCTCGATCGGCTTGTGCGGGTACGCCAGGTGGACCGGCCGTCTGCATTCCCGCCGTTCGAGGTACTCCCACAGCACCCAGCGGCCGAGCCCGAACAGCACCAACGCGGCCACGCCGCTGAGCAGGAACGCGCAGATAGCCTGGTCCATCGACGGGTGGAAGCTCGACACCCCGGCGACACCACCCAGCGCCGCTAGGACGAGCGTCGGCTTCGCGTGTTCCACGGCTCATGCTCCTTGACGTGCGCTCGTTCCTGGGCTTTCAGCTGTTTCGATTGCAGCTCGGCGCGTGACCCGGTGTAGGTACGGCCCACCTCGGAGCCGTGAGCGGATCCTCGACATATGCAGTCGCAGGTCTTCTTGTCCTTTGTTGATCTCCGGCAGCGCGCCCCGCACGGCGGCTTTCGGCCAACTGTGCCGGGCTTCGCGGCTGACTTGCTCGCCGGACGCCTACCCCCGGGGGTAGGCCCGGATTTGGTGTTCCCCGCTTTGGCCGGCACGGCGGCACGCGAGGCGATCTGACCGGCCTCCGGGGAGAACATCGAGATCACGGCGGCGGTCAGCGCGACCAGGCAAACCACACACAGCGTGATCGACTCCAGGAACACTGTCAGGACACCGCACACTGCCGCCACGGCGAACCAGATACCCGAGAGCCCGGACATCTGCGCGTGCCGGCGTGAGCGCGAACGGCCCCTGAACAGCTTCGTGCGGCGCCGTCTAGTGGCCATGAGCCACCGCCCACGAGTGCAGGACCAGCTGCGGCAGACCCGCCGCGAACCCACCCGCCAGGGTCAGGCTCACCGCGAGCACGGGGGTCACTACCTCGGTCTCAAAGTCCTTGCCGGTGGCGAAGGTCATGGGCGCGTGGTGCAGGGACCAGCGACGGTCATCACGCAGCAGCGGCCAGTAGATCGGCACACCGGAGTTCGTGACCCAGTCCCCGGCGATGTGGGTCAGTGAACCTAGGGTCACAACGGAGGGCCACAACCACCACCAGCCCGGATAGTGGGTCAGGGTGAACCAGGCGAGACCGCCACCGGCGAGGGTGAACCCAGTACCAACTGTCTTGAACCCTCGGGCCATGAGACCGATCAGTAGGGCCAGGAACACCGCGCCGGCTATCGGATGAGCCAACACGGTGACCCCGGCGATGAGACCGAAGAACAGTGACCCTGGCACCGTGTGCGTGAGGGTTCGGTGACCCGAGTGCCGGTTCGCCACGTCGGCCTCGGTGCGCGTTGCGTGGTAGACGGCGAGGCTCAACGCCGCCACCCCGACCGCGATGAACTTGGTGACGAACCCCAGCGACCGGGCGACCCGCGACGAGGGATGGTCGATGTCCGGGAGTAGTGCGGCGCCGCCCATCACCGGGATGAGCAGCAGCCGCACTGGCCACGGAGCGTGATCGAGCAGGCCGGCGGCGCAGACCCCGACCGTGAGCCCGCACATGCTGTGAGAGCGCCCCATCATGGCCGGCACACCCCCGGTACATGTGCCGGCACAGATCGGTGGAGTGCCACCGGTGTGCCGGACCGCGTCACCTGCAATGTGCCGGGGCGTGCCGTCAGAAGACGGACATTCGCGGATCGCACTCGACGTGGCGGTGATCCATATCCACGGCATCCAGCACCACGATCACCCGTCGCTGCCACCAGTAACGGCGACGGGTCAGTTGCTCTATGTGACGGTTGTAGACAATGTGGGCTTCCGTTGGGTCGATCCCTTTGTGACAGCGTGAGCAGTCCATCGCCGTCAGCGCCCCTCGCCGCCGAGGCAGGCGTCCTTGCGGTGGGTGCCGTGGTGGCACATGTCGTACTTGGTGTCGTACTCGTCCCGTCGCTGCTGCCGCTTCTGGTCATTGGGGGTCAACTCCGCCCGATGCCAGTCGAGCCTTTGCCTGAGTCCCATCTCGATCTCCTCTCATAGCTGCTCCATCGCGGATCGGATGGAGGACAACAGGTAGCCGCGTGTGGGGTTCTTCTCCCCGGTCCGGCGGCGGCGTGACCCCGGCTCGTTCTTGTCCACCGGGATGCCGGCAGCCAGAGTCGTCTCGGTCAGTTCCGGGAAGCCGGCCGCCTGCACGAGGGACAGCAGGTCGGCCGTGGCCATCCACTCGGGATTGCCCGCCTCGGCGAAAGCCTGCTCGACGGCGGCCAGTACCGGCGGCACGATGGCGCCTTCAACCTCGTCGAGTAGGTCGCCGTGGCTGCCGGCCTGCTGCAGGCTCGGGAGACCATCGGCGATCCGCTGGCGGGCGCGGCGCTTCACCTCACCCGCTGACATCGGGGCGTAGCAACGGTAAATGTCGGGAGTGCGGTGACGCGGCGATTCGACGAAACACTTTCCGGCGTCGTTTGGGCTGTCCTTCGTACCCGGCTTGAGAATGTGCGGCGTCCATCCGTCGTCACGTTTGTCCTTCCCGAACGCGCGCACTGAATCGTCAGGGGCACACGGCCCAGCAATGGTTACCCCCGCCTGACTGGTCATGACCGTTGAGCCGAAATCCTCGTTCCCGGTACGCTGTGCGAGCATCACCAGCGAGACACCATGCTTGCGCCCAGTGCGGATGATCTCCTTGCACTGACCCAGTAAATCTAGCTCACCTTGAGGTTTCCCGTTGTACTCGGCGAGGGTGGAAAACTCGTCGATGACGATGTCTAGCCACGGGCCGAGCTTACTGCACCACTCAATAATGTCGTCATTGGATGGGTCATCATCTTCGGCGAAGCCTGCAAGGATTTTCGCTCGTCGTCCGATCTCAGCCAATGCGGCGCCCAGCAACACCTCGGCATCATCCGGCGTGAAAGCCCGCTTCTGAATCACGCCACGCCACAACGGCAGCTCAGGTCCGTTGGTGAGGTCGATACCCCAGATCACCACATCCCGACACGCCGAGAGACGATCAATACAGTTACGCAGGAACCACGTCGATTTCCCGCCACCGGTACCCATAATTACCTTGACGTGCTGCCCGGCGAAGCTCAATGCGAAATCAACCTCGGTCATGGACACGCCCAGGTCAAGCAGGTCATCCTGCAGCGAAATGCTGCCCGTGTCGATCCAGGGTGCGGCCGGCACCTCGGCCAGCGGGTCACCGTCGCGGATTACCAACTCCCTCGTAGTGGCCATGTCGGTAGCAAGGCTGCGAACAGCGTGGTCTTCCGCGCCGATACCCCGTTCAAATGCCCGCAGATGCTTGGGCTCGATCAGGTCTAGGCACGAGATTTGCACTCGGTACTCGCGGCGCGCGGAGTCATAACGCATCGGGGAGGCGATCCCGATCTCCAGCCCTTCCCGCGCGGCCGTGTCGACAATGGTCGCGGTGATCTGGTTCAACGGCACCCCCTCACGCAACACGGTCCGTGCCGGCGCCGGCAACGGGGTGGCGACCTTCTCGGTGCCACGCCGCCCCACCAGGTCGAAAACACCGACCAGAACGAACCCAGCCGCCGCGAGGTACGCCGGGAAGACGCAATAGGCCCACACCCCGACACCGGCCAGGAGTACCGCCAACGCGAGCGACATCCGTCGTCGCCCGGAGCGCCGCGCCTCGCGCTTCAATCCCGCTGCGAGCTTCGGGTTGCCTTCCCCATCCGACAGCAGGTCCCGCACATCAGCAACCGCGCACCATTTCGCCCATATCGAGAAGCATCGGCCGAGTCCACGGGTGATTGGGCGGAGTTCGCGCAACGCCAGCCACGGCGCGCACAACGCCAGCGTGAACAGCTTCTTAGCCCCCTCGCGCGTCCACCAGCGCGCCGAGGCCGCCAGCCGCTGCCGGTCCGGGAGCCCAGGCTGCCGCTCCAACCAGCCGCGTACCGCCCCGGATTGCGGAGCGGTACGCGGGGCAGTCACCAGCTCGGCACCGGCCGGCTGGTCGTCTGGCTCAGAGTCGCGGCTGGGGAAAGACAGAATCGTCACCGTCAGTTCCTCTTTACCCAAGCCTGGATGTGGGTGTCGCCGCGCTGTTTGGCGTAGTAGAGCCGATCGTTTCCGTTGTGCACCACCAGGCCCGACCAACCCTGCTTGACATGGATTGGAGCCTTGCCCCACTTGTCGGTGCGTTCCCCGCGCTTGTCCGGGGAGTGGCCATAGCGCAGAGCCGACACCCGCACAGTGGTCAGCTCCCAGTCGGCATCATTAGTTTGATTGGCGGGGTTGTTCTTCTCGCCCCAGTAGCAGCCAAGGAAACCCATCACGCCACCTCCGAGACAACGCGCTTAGCTGTGGACCGACTAACCCCGAACTGCTGCTCTACCGCACGCACCTGATCCGTCCAGGACATCTCCGGCTGGCCGCGTAGCCACGCAACCCGGTCATCACGGTCGCCACGGTGGGCGGTGATCTCGCTCGGTGGCGTGGGGGGTGCAAGCAAACCGGGGTTTGTCTTGGCGGGTGTGGGCTTCGGTGCAACCTGGCTTGGCGCACGCCGCGCGGCCGGCGTGACAACCTTGCGCGGTGTCCGATTGGCCAGTACGGCGAAAACCACCAGTAGCTCGGTCATGATCGGGTAGGCCCGCGCGAGCCAGACCTCCTCGCCGTGCGCAACCAGCAGTGAGGACGCGTGCCAGAACGTCGTAGTCGCGGCCAAGACGGCGATCGTGGCCATCACCAGGTTCCGCAGGCCCCGGACCAGCCGCTCGGGTGCATAGACCCTCGGCCACAGGTGGATAGCCGCTGGTAGTGCGATCGAAGCGAACGCACCGCCCAGAACCCGCACCGGGCCGCCCGACCATGTCCACAGCAGGTTGGCCGCCAGCGACGCTCCGAAACCGAAGATGAACACGGCGGACGGCGCGAGGAACAGGTCAGGGCGCTTCACTGCGCACCCCCGAGAGCTACTCCTGAGCGCGCCTGGCTAGCCTGTGCGCAGTTGAGTCGTCCATGCCGAGCGTCTCCGCGACGCGCGCGTAGGTCCAGCCAGGCCGACGTACCAGTTCCGCGATTACCGAACCCTGGCGTCGCGCCGCTTCGTCGGCCTTCTCGTCTTGCCTGCGCCGGGACTCGGTGGCTGATCTGGCGAGGCGAACAAGCTCGTCCGTAGGAACCTCCGAGAGGTCGCCGTTCGCCATGAGCAGGCATCATATGGGAGATGCTATCTCATGCTTGAGATGAAACGGAACCGATAGCCGGAAGGGCTATGCCAACACCAAGTAGCGAGCGCCGCGAGTACCTGCGTAACTACCAGCGTGAGTGCGTCGCGCTGCGCGACTAGCCACGCCTGAGCGAACCGCGAGGCTGAAGTCCTGCCGAGTGCACAGGATAGTTCAGCCTTCAGCGCTCCATGCCGACCTGCTCAAATCAGTGTGACGCACAGCCTGGCCAGGGAAGTGGTGGCCGACTACCTACGCACCCGCCGCTAAGGGATTAGGGCTCTGACCTGCGGTTATAGCCGTACTGGTCCTCCAACCGTGGCTCTACAGCGCTACCTTGCTAAGATAGCGACTACTAAGCGTTGATCTTCGACAGGGAGTGTCTGTGCCCCATCCCGACTTAGCTGTCCTCGGCGAATCCTGGTCGCTGCACCTACGGGCCAGCCGGCGCTCGCTGGAGACGCTCAAGTCGTATACCACGGGGCTTAGACAGTTTTTGGCATGGTGCGCCGCCAACGACGTGGAGCCCCGGCTGAACCGGGACACGGTGAACAGATGGGTGGCGGAGCTGCTGGACAGTGGTAGGCAGGCCAAGACCGCCTTGACGCGGCAGCAGTCTCTGTGCCTGTTCTCGGCGTGGCTGGCCGAGGAGCAGGAGATTCCCCACGACGAGCTGTTGGGTTTGAAACCGGTGCGGCTGGACAAAAAGGTGGTGGCGCGTCTGTCCGATGAGGAGTGTCGCCGCCTGCTGGATTCGTGCAAGTCAAGATCGTTCCGGAACGTACGGGACAACGCGATCTTGAGATTGATGCTGGAGTCGGCGTTGCGGGCATCCGACGTGGTCAACATCAAACTCTCGGATGTGAACCTTCGGGAAGGTGTCGTCACCGTGCGCCGCTCCAAAGGCGGCAAGGGGCGCGTGGTGCCGTTCAGCGCGCAGTGCGGTCAAGCGCTTGACCGGTACATCCGGATGCGCCGCAAGCACGTCTTGTCCGAGTCGTCAGGTGCCTTGTGGCTCGGAACCGATTCGAAAGGGTTCGGGTATCCGGGGCTGTACTGCTCGTTGAAACGCCGCGCCGAGCAGGCGGGGGTGAAGGACTTCCACCCGCATCTGACCCGGCACACGTCAGCGCAGCGCTGGCTTGCGGCCGGTGGTTCGGAGGGGGGGCTGATGACAGTTGCGGGGTGGAGCACCCGATCGATGATGGACCGGTATACAGCGGCGACAGCGTCGGAAAGAGCGGCGGTGGAGTCACGCCAGTTGGGGCTTGGGGAGTTCTAGTACGCCGGGGACTGGAGCGCCTAGACGGACAAAACTGGGGCACCGTTTTTAGTTATGATAGGTGAATGTTGGGTCGATGACGCAGGCGACCGCGATCAACAAAAGATCGCCAAGTTTCGTCAGGTCTCTGTCTGGATCGATCTCTATGATTCGATCCCAGTAATTTACGTACACGGGTGTCAGTAATCCGCTGCTGAGCTTCGTCTGATACCCGGTGATGCGCGTGACGAGGTCGCGCAACCGCCGTTCGTGTGACACCTCTGTGGCCACGGAGACTCCGTTGTGTGACGATGGGTGACTGGCGCAATTGCAGATGCACAATTAGACACCCACTCAGCCCCCGCCGGGTACGCCATATGAGTGAACATTAAACTTCCAGGAAACACTCAACGATTACGCGTCGATAGATGATATGAGCGAGTCTCAGTCGTGTCTGACTTAGGCGCTCTTTACTAGTCGAGGCTATCGATACCTACGCCACCGTCTCGATCATCGTCGAGCCACGGCTTTCTGTCACCCGCGTCCTGCAAACGATTGAGCAGCTCCACCGCGAGCTGTATATCAGTAGCCTCTCTCAGGGCAGGCCCACTGTCTAGCGCATGAACGCTCAGGAAGTCTTCGACCACGGGGACCACCGCGTCGGGGAGTTGGTCGCTGTGCTCCCACCGCATGACGGTCTTAGCGCTGACTTTCAAGATCGCCGCTAGCTCGCTTTGGGACATCCGCCGCGCCTGGCGAGCGCGGCGAAGATCTTTTCCGCTAGTCATAGTCCCTAAGTGTAGAGCCACTACAGGCCATCTTCGGACATTTTTACGTCGTGTCACCGCGTCCCCCGCTAGCCACCCTGACCTCATCGTGCCTGCTGGCGTACGGTTTGACCAGTGATGCCCCACAATGTCCTTGACTGTCCGGCCACAAACGGACATGATGAGCCAATGCAGGGACGCCACATAGACGGGAAAGTCCTCAGGGACATCCGGGAGCGGCAGGGGCTGCAGCGCCCCGAACTGGCGCGACTCTCCGGAGTGTCCCTGTCATGGATCAAGTACATCGAGCTGGAGGGGCGCCAACCCTCGGGGGTCAAGGCATACGCCCTAGCCCAGGCACTCAACATCGACATCAACGCGTTCAGCACCATGTCCAACGAGCGGAGCGCCGCATGAACGCCACCCCCAGCGAGCGCCGGCTGCAGTGCATCGCGGCGGTTCACACGCGGTGGGCGTTCGAGGGCGACCGGACAGCTGCCACCGCGCCGGCCCGGGACGCCTTCATGCGCAAGTTTGAAGACCAGGTTGACCCCGACCACAAGCTCACTCCACAGGAGCGGAGTACCAGAGCTGATTCCCTCCGCAAGGCCCACTTCGCATCGCTGGCCCGCAAGTCGGCGGTGGCACGGCGGAGGAGAAACCAGAAATAGAAGTTCTGAGGGGCGCGCCTTCCCGGCAAGGAAACCGGCGCGCCGCCTCGACCCGACCAACGACGCACACCTACAGGAGGTAACGCCGATGACCACCCCGAAGTCTACAGGTCTCCCCGACGATCCAGGAACATCTGTTGTACCTGACCACGCCTCCCTGAAGACCACGCGCGTGACCAGCCCCCCGCTGGCTGTGGCGCGTGCACGCCCTCAGGGCTTCCACCGTGCCGGCGTGCCCGGCACGGTGAGTCTGCGCGAGATCAGGACGCGGCTCGCTGCGGAGTGTGCGCGGTGACCGCCCCGAAGCGCATCGGCGACAAGTCGTGGTTCGCCCCGCCAGTGTGGATCGTCGGCTCCCACAAGATCACCACGTCGGTGCATTTCCACGGTGGCCATCTGGACTACGTAACTGGTTGCGGGATTGTGGACCAGATACATATGGGATTTGTGCGACGTTATTCAAACGATCTTACCGTCCCGTTGTGTCCTATCTGTTGGGGTGCCTGATGTTTCATGGTATGAGCGCGAACGAGGTAACTGAACGGAAAACGTCTATTGCGATCATGAACCTATTGCAGGACACCTTGCACTACGCACCCGCACACATACTGGTGGACCTGACAAACATAGTAGCGACCCGCATCAACCGCGAACGTTTGTTGACACAGCAGGCAATCACCAAAGCATGGCGCCAGAAAACGGTTGACCCGAGACTGTTGGCCGAGGCCGCAGTGGTCCTTGCGGACCCTTGCGTGGCACCGGTGCCACCGATGGTGGCACAGGCCATCGCCGCCGTACCTGAGGAGGCGGCGTGATGGTCATGTGGGTTGTGCTGTTGTGTGCCTGTTGGTACGTGCTGGGCATTTTAACGGAGCCGTTCGCCGAGATAGTTCGGATGCTTTCGAGGAAAATCCGATGATCCTCGCGGCTGTATTCGGCGTGTTAGTACTTGCCGTGATGGCGGCCGTCCTGTTGGCAAAGGAAATGTGCGAGTTCCTGGACCAGGCGACTGACGTGTTCGAGGAAACGGGGGAGCGTTGTGATTGTCCCTAACGACCAGATCGTGTACACCAATCCACGTGGAGTCGTCTACTTCGGAACCGCCTTGTCCGGCGTCTATGTGGGCGATAATCCGAAGATTCACGTACAGATTCGTGTAGCCATCAAGGATCAAGTTGTTGCGCGCGAGTTCATAGTGCCCGCGCGGGACGTGGACGAATTCCCCGCCGTGCAAACAGGCGTGAGGTGATGCGGGATGACCTCGCCCGGTAACCGGAGGTGGGATCGGTTTCACACACTCGTCGAGGATGCACGTCTCTCATACCCGGAGTGGCGTGAAGGTCAAACTCTGTTCAACGTGGCGTGCGATCTGGACCGGCTCACGCTCGACCAGGTGCGCGGCACCGATCTGGACCCGTTCTACCGAGACGAGCGAATCCCGGCGTTCACCGCGTATCTGCGCCGTCAATGGCACGTACCTAACGAGGTACCCGATGTGTGACAAGGACGGGAGTTGCTGTGCGAACGATTGAGATCGTCTTCGCTGTCGCCCTGATCGGAACGGCGGCCAAGACGTGGACGTGCGTGAGTGCGGCCGGACAATCTTGGTCGGCCCGCAAAACGCGATCTTGAGAGGTTTTACGTGTATCACGCAACTAAATTGGACCAGTGCCAGACCGTGCCCACCCCAGTCGCGGTCGGCGCATGGCTGGAACACACCTACGGCCCCCACCGCGACGTCCTCGCCCAAGGACTCAAACTCGCCTCCGAGGCCGGCGAGGTATGCGACGCAATCGGTAAACGCGCCGACCGACGCCCACCACCACCGGAGGGCTGGGACGCGCGGCTACGCGACGAACTAGCCGATGTGGTGCTCTCCGTCATGGCGATCGCCCACACCGAAGGCGTTGACCTAGACGCCGCGCTGGCCGACAAGTGGGCCCGGGTGCAAGCCAAGTACGCCGCGCACCCGGGAACAGGTGAACGGTAATGGCCAAGGTAAGGCTAGGCATGCTCTGCCCACAAAAAGAGGTGGCCTGATGAGCACTTTCGAGCGTGTTGTTAGCACCCAGGACGAACTGGATCAGGCTATCGCCGATCGGGTCCGGTGGATCGAGATTCGCTCTGACCGAGGCGTTTGGATCACGGTGACGGCCTACGGCAAGTCCACGGTGAGGGCCTGCGGCGAGTCCACGGTGACGGCCTGCGGC